GCTTATGCTGCTGCTTATGCTGCTTATGCTGCTGCTGATGCTGCTGCTGATGATGCTGCTTATGCTGCTGCTGCTGCTGCTGATGATGCTGCTGCTGCTGCTGCTGCTGCTGCTGCTGCTGCTGCTGCTGCTGCTGCTGCTGCTGCTGATGATGATGATATCAAGTCAAAAATAGAAGAGTATTTATATGAACTTGTAGCTAATCAAGAAGAAAATTAAATCATAATCAATTTAAAAATTAATATTATGAAAAGGTACGCAATCGCCACAAAGGCTGGCATTATAGCCATCTATGCAAATTGCATTTATTCTGCTCGTATACGCTTCGCACAGATGCGGTACTATGTGAAATACGATGATATTTGTTACTACTAACAATCTAATTACTAACAAATGGAACACAAAAAATTGCCTGAAGACTTTAAAAAGCTCTGGATTGAGGCATTAAGATCTGGAAAGTATAAACAGGGTGTGGGAGGGTTGCTATCAAGCGATAATGAGAGGTACTGTTGTTTGGGTGTTGCAGCTCATGTGGGAAAGGTAGATATTAACTACTTCTATTCATACATCCCTGACGATTGTCCGGGGGTTCCCGAAGAGTTATCTAATGATTTTGATCTACAGAAAAAACTAGCTGATATGAATGATGGGGGCGCATCATTTCATAAAATTGCTGATTGGATAGAAGAAAATCTATGAATATGGATAGTAAATTACCGAGTGGCAGATATTTTAAACTTATGGAAAATGAGTCCACTATCTGCCTGTATGGAACAGATGGAGATTATTTCTTGTGCGCGATATCAGTAGAAGATCTTAACTCGCTTTATTCACAAATAAAATACATTGATCATGTACGACAACGGAATAGAGACAATAATAAAACACCTGAAGCTGAAATTGGCTGAAGAGCAGCGGGTGGCATTTATGGAATGCAGCCCCAAGAACAAGGCTAAATGTATTCGCACTGCGAAGCGAATAGAATATTTTGAGCATGAATTACAAATCAGAAAACAAAATTCACATGAGCAACGTTAAGATAGTGAAATCTGTAATTGTCGGCTGCTTCATATGGCTGGCTATAATCGTAATTTTTTTTCTATAAAAAACATACAAATGGAATACTACATAGTGAGTATAAAACACACAAGTAAAGCAGACACCGCACTCACCTTATGGGGGTCAAATTACTGTGGTTATTGTTACCACAAAAAAAATGCAGGCATCTATTCCCGAGAGCAGGTAGATAAAGATTTTAAAAATGATCCGGAGAATGTTCCTATTCTTAAAGAAGAGGCTGATAAATTGTTCCTTCCAGCGGATGACTATAATGACCATTTTATTGCTCTGCCTAATGATACCACGGTTAGAGCTATATTGAAATTAGACACAAAACACATGAAGCCGGCTAAGTATAAGAGCTGTAAAATGATTTTCAGAAACTTTAAAGACGGAGAAAATGAATCTTAAGGCACTTGAAAAGAGGGCGCAAAAACAGGTTGACGAGTTTAACGCGAAATATCCAGTTGGCACTGAGATGTACCTTATTGACGACGAGGGACAGCATCATATTGTTAAAACGTATGAAGCTGCCTGTGTCGTTAGTTGCAGCGCGGTTGCATGGGCACGTAGCGAAACAAAGAATTACAGGGCTTATTTAATTGAACGCTTCAAACCAATAACATGACAAGAGAAGACCTACAAAAAGCAACGCAAATAAAGGAACATATTGATATACTAGAGAGGGCTATTAATGCATCGGAAACAGGTTATTATATATACTTTCAAGAGTCGCCAGGAAGTAGTGTTGGCATTTCTATAGATAGCCTAGGTGAAGGGGCTATGAGAGTGCTTCGTAATAGCTGTCAAGATATACTCTTAGATCGTAAAATATTTCTTGAACAGGCGCTTGCTGCCATTTAAATAAACTATATGACAAAAGAAGAACTTGTGGACCTACTTGAAGAGTTACCAGATAAGGAACTGGTAATGGTCCGTTTCCCTGACGGAACAAAAGTGCATATAGAAGATGTTGAAATAGTAAGACATCGATATATTGGACAAACAGGAATCTTAATAATACAAGACGCTCAATCATGATATACGAAGAACGCCTAAAGATGTACGCGCAGCAGCATGCCGACAAATGGAATAAGTTATCCGTTGATGAAGATGCGGGTTGGCAGGACGCGGATTGCCTCGGAGATGCAGAAGTAACCTGCGCGGCAGCCGCGGAAGCAATAAGAGCTGCTTTGACAGAAATGTATGACCCTGATCCGCAGGGAGTACATAATCTCTCCGACGAAGCGCACCATAAAACGCAGCAACAGGATATCGACATCTATCTAAAAGTAAACGGCTACGTGCCACAAACCGAACATGATGAACAAGCATAACGCAATAATCCGTGAGATCGCTGAAGAGATGGCTAAAAGCACTAGTAGAGAAGAGTGGTCAATGGTTGCCGATTGGGCAAAAGAAAGCAGAATACTGAACAGAGTGGAGTATGCCCGCATAGCCGTTAAGCGAATGGAGAAAGTAGCAAGAGTTTTTTTAGAACGATACACGGAATTTCCTGATATCGAAATTGATGCAGAGTTAATCGAACGCGGTCTTATTCCTGATCCGGCACAGGAGGGCAAGGCAAATGAAATGTAATGAATGCAATCCTTCAACTGTACGATATTGGTGGGATAAAGTCAGATTCTCAAACTGGATATTATTCACTAAATACTGGTAATATGGTAAAGAAAGGACAGATAACACACACAGACAAGTATGAGATTACCTATACAGTAATTGACCACAGCGATGAAGGTCAGTCGTTGCCGGAAGAAAACGAAACGGTTTCATGGTGGGCTAAAGGCAGCGGGGAGCCACCTTATGTAGGCACCATGCTTGACGATGACTTCCCAGGCCTAGATTATTTCTTTTGTTGGAGCAACATACCAAATCCGCCAGAAATATTTTTTACCACATATAATATTAACTGGTAATGAAAGAACAGATAATAAAGCATGAGTGGGAAGGCCCCGATTCACTAACATTTTGGGAGAAATGTAAGCATTGCCTTGCAGAAAGACTGGAGACTGAAGACGGCACCTTATATAGGGATGAATTCTGCGGTGGTATATCCAGAGAAGAACCCCAATGCATAACCAGACAAACCACAGACAATGGAAAAAAATAGTAATCGTTTTACGCAAGCCATATTGAATTTAGATGGCACACATGATGACTGGGATTTATACTTTGTAAAATTCTACGATGATGATAATGTCGTTGCTGTAAGGGCGGAAAATTCATCTAAGGCGGAGGTTTTGGCAATGGCAACGAGAATATTAGATGAAAAATCTTATGGGGTAGAAAGGGTGACTAATAATCGTACTGGAGAATATTTCCCATCAATAGTTTCAATATACTAAACTATGGAACAGACAATAAACCAGCATGAGTGGTTCAACTGGCAAAGCGTAGAACTTGCTTTGTCTAAGGAAGAGTGCAAACATTGCGATTGTCTAAAAATATATGATGCAATTGAAGGTATTATGTATACAAAGACAAAAAACATCGTATATCCAATCTTTTTGGAAGAACCACCATGTATAAACAGACCGGCAAAGGAGGCTGGGATATCATGAGACAAAGCGGATATTATTGGGTATTATTTGATGGATGGGAGGTTGCCCTATATGATAAAGAATCTAAAGTGTGGTATCTAACTGGATCGGATAACTCCTATAAGGATTCAGATTTCAAGCAGATAAATGAAAAAATGATCGTAAATGAGGCCGATTAGATCATACAAATACTTGCCGGAAATAAACGCCTATGTCATACAGCGGAAAGACGATCAGATAATAGGATGGATTCAAACGCTATTTCACAATTGGTTCTATCTTGACTATTACGACATAGATGGGCATATCATTTATCAAGGACGGGTTCGCAGCAAGAATATTACTATCGCTGTTGGATCAAACGGCATTGATGCCAAAGGATGCATAATTGACGGAATCAAGCTGTATAGAGAGAACATAGATGTCAATCTTCAGGATCCGTCGCTGATATTTCCGCATGAGAAAAAACATTATTTACCAGGCCTAGCGAGATTAAAAGCGCTAGGATATAAAGTCACTAAAATATTATAACATGAGTTACGTACATATCGCGACAGTCAGTACAGAAAAGACAGCAGTTAATATATGTGAGAACATAGGGTGTGATTACGAGGAAATATCACCGGCTGAATTTCATGTGTTAGGTAGTCAGGCGCAAAAAGAGCAATATGATCGCTATTATGGATGGCGAAGTCGATTAGAATTTACTGTTTCTAATTTTAAACACAACAAAAAATAAGATGGAAAGACAGATTAAATTTAGAGCATGGGACAAGAAAAATCATACTATGGTTAAAGTGTGGGAAATTACCTGGACCGGGTTTGACGGGGAGCAAGTAGATTCATTTTTTGCTGTTAATCCTGTGGTCAAAGGGGAATATATAATAAAACAGAAAGCTGCTATACTTATGCAATATACTGGGCTGAAAGATAAAAATGGGGTTGATATTTATGAGGATGACATTGTAGAAATTACAACCACCGGAATAACATGGGGCCAAGAATATTTATACATAGGACGGGTTATTTTTAGTCGGGCAGCGTTTGCCGTGGCAGCAATAAATAATAATAAAAATCACATCATAGGCTTTAACCCAAACAGACCAGTAAAAGTCATTGGCAATATTTACCAGAACCCAGAACTATTAAAATGAAACTCATACAGAAAATAGCGTTAGCGATTGTATACACAGTAATTCTTTATTGCGTGATACTTATATGCTATCATTTAAACGGGAGCAGAATACCAGATTACATATTATTCCCCTCTGGCATTCTATGCGCGGCTGCCGCAGGAGTCTATAATTTTGACGAAGAAAAAAATAGAAACACTTAGATTTTTCATCATGAAACGGTTGTATAGAAAGCATAATTACGAGTTCATTAGCGGTAGACGATCAGACATGTATTATCGATTAGGGTGTTTATTTTTCTGGATCGTAATTTTTGCAATAATTTATTTTTCTTTTTCGCAAAAGTGGTTAACTTTATAAAACAAACTCACTATGATTAAATCGTTTGATTGGGATAGCAAGGCGCAGAGATTAACAATTGAAGGTCGTGATGGATTCAGGGCGTATCAATTGATATCTATTCTTATTCCAATGTACAAGGCCGGATTTATAGAGGGATTTAAAAACGGACTGTTTGAAGTACAAAAGATTGATTGCGAAGAAACCGAATTTGTGGACGTAGATGGATTTATGATACAAAATGTAGATGAGGTATTTTGCCATCAGCTATTAAAATTCCTATAGCATGAAAATTTTCAATATCTTCTCCTGGTTCCAAAAAGAGCCAACAGATGAGAGGCTCAGGCGTGCAAAAATATGGCATTGCTTAGCTAACAAGGCTACAGCAGAATCTGTTTTTTGGCAGAAAGCAGCTCAAAAGGAGCGCACTCAATGGCTGGTCGAGCATTGTACTAATACTCAGCTGAAATACTGCCAAATCGCCCAGTATTGCCTAAAAAGGTCGGCGGAATCATTAAATGAATAGAACACCAAATAAAAAAATAAAAATGAAAACAGCACTTGAACTTATTCAGGAAGAACGTCAGCGTCAAATAAATGTTGAGGGCTATACTAGCGAAGAAGATGACCTGCAGGATGGGCAAGAATTGGCTATAGCTGCGGCTTGCTATGCTCTTCCTGCCGAAAAAAGAAGGACAAATAATTGGTTTGTTGGATATCCAGGTGACTGGCCATGGTCACACGAGTACTGGAAGCCTACGCCCGAATTAAGGCAGCGAGAGCTTATTAAAGCCGGGGCACTGATTGTTGCTGAAATAGAACGTCTACAAAGATTAGAATTACAAGTAATTAATAAAAACACAGAACAATGAGCAACATTAAAACATTAAAAGGATGGGAAAAATCAGGACTTGACATGAAAGAATATCTAGGTCTTGCCCCTTGTGAAATCGACGAACCATTAATGATGGATATACTGGAAACCGTCCCTTCTGAATTTAGTCATAACACAGAATATGGCTTTGTGGGGCAAGGTGGTGAGCCAGAGGATAAGATAGATGGATTCTACTATCACATGTCCGTTAGGTCAATAGGTGACAAATGTTATTATCTGGGTATATTGCCAAGTTTTAATTCAAACAGTGACGAACGATGAACCAAACAAAACAGGAAGCCGCTGAGGCATATTGTGCTCTTATCAGAACCGCAGAGGTTAAGCCGGAAGGTAAGGTACGTAGGGAATCATTTATTGCCGGCGCGGATTGGGCAGAGCTTAAATGGATACCAGTGACTGAGCGCCTGCCTGAGAATGGAGGTGAGCCAGTGATAATAATTTATAAAAACCCTTTCTTTGGCTTGCTCGAATCATGCTTTGGAAGCGCAGAGTATCATTCGGATAGAAAAAAATGGATTAGTCCATTGACTGGAGGGAGGATGATAGAAATTGAAGTGTACAATGTTACTCACTGGTGCCCGATTCCTGACAGCCTTTTAAACTTCAAGCCATGAAAGAAATATTGGTCACATGTTATTGGTTAATCGCGTTGATTATATTCACTGTCGTCTATTTCTCGGATCAATATAAGCCAGGGATACTGTTTCGCATGATATTATTATCAGCTACATGGCCTATATCCCTCGCTATCACGGCATTTAGGATAGCATTCTACCCAACTGAAGAAAGTAAAAATTCGGACTATAGACATGTGACCGTATATACATGTATTGCATTGTGTTTATTGTTCATGACCGGATTTTTCATATTCAAACTGTTGTAATAAAACAAATGAAAAAATTATCTACAATTATATATAGTGTGCTATTGGCTCTTCTTATTCTACCGATGGCCTTTTGGGTATTCCTTAAATACGACCAGCTTTATAACGGAGGCAATGTTTGGGCGAAATGGGTCGTAAAGCCGGTGTGTGAATTGTGGCAACCAAACAGTGAGTATAGCCACTGTAAGGTAGTTAAGGGAAAGAATGGTCGATATGCTGTTAATTATGAATACTGGGGGAGTGACGCCTATCTCTTATTAGAGATTGATCACGTTGACTATTCTTTTAGCTACATTCAACCTATTACAACGTTTGAGGATTCTTGTCAAGCGTTAGGTTTATTAAAGAGATTTATGGATCAGAACGCGCCTAAATTTACTCCTATAGACAAATAAAAGAATAAACACATGAGATACGAGCAGAACTTGCAGAACATTAAGGAGATGCTGGCAAAACGACAGCACGAACGACATAATGGTCCTGATAGAGGTATATATCAACAAATATGGAAGGATGTTCACCAATCTATCAGAGATAGATGGATAAATTGGCAAACAGAATCAGCTAAAGACATGTTGAAAGAACAAGAAATGGAAGTGCGGTATTTAATGGGTAGTCTAGGGAAAAGCGAGACACAAATAAATACTTATTTAGTAAAACGCGGTCTTATCCCCGATCCGGCGCAGGAGGGCCTACAAAATGCCTGATCAGAAAATGACATATGGACAAAGAAAATTTGATTTACAGTTTTTTCTACAAAAAAATAGTAAAGTTCATGTCTCAATGAAGGTTTCTAAATTGTGTATAGCCGTACAGGCTGAAGCAATCCGAGAGTTTGCTAATAGCATAGAAATTTCCCGTCTATGGAAAATAAATAGCACTACTGTAGATCAATATTTATTGGAACACGGATACATTGAACCTAAAACAGAGCCGGAGGAGGGCAAGGAAGATGAGTGAGAAAGGACAGATAACAATACAGGAGATATTTAAAGACATCCCGAACGTGGAAAACAGATGGGTGGTTTGCCATACGTCATATACTTCAGCCGAAGGAGATGAGGTACAGCGTGGCAAAATGCGATTCATAGAGAAGGGCGAACAATTGCGGCCTTCAAAATATTGGAGACATGCTACGCCTGAAGAGTACCACGGCATGAAGTGTCATAATGGCAACTACTATAATCATAGCATATGAAAGGACAGATAACAAAGCATGAGTGGGAAAACCATGTATATGGGAAGTGTATTCACTGTCAAGTTCATAGATCGCTTCAAGAATCTTATTGGAATGGAGGAAGACGGTACATATATAGAGACAAGAATGGAGTAATACTAAGCACGTTACCCAAATGCATAACCAGACAAACCACAGACAATGGAAAAGAAAGCATACTACATCATTGAACAGACCAAACACCCTGATCAACCTGTGATGTCTGGATATTGGACTGATTCAGAAGAGGGGGCGAGAAAGCAGTTTTGCTTTGATACTGGATATCAATACGAAGACACGCGTGTGAAGCATGTCTCTACCATTAATCCAGATCAATACAGAAGGAATAATTGTACTGCGTGCGCCATGCTGAAACATGGAGTAAGATTCAGAAGAACACCTCCGCATACTTGCGGTAAATAGCATCAAACTATGGAACAGACAATAAACCAGCATGAGTGGGAAAAGAAGAGTATTAAGTCTGTCATTCAGATTTGCAAAAAATGTGGAAGTAAAAGGAAGTTATCGAATGGTGCATTTATGTATAATGGGCTTGGCAATCATTGGACAAGACTTCAGGTGCCTTGTATACCATCTGATATACAATCTGTAATGAAGAATCTTTCAATACCTCTACGTATAAACAAAACACCGGCAAAGGAGGTCGGCAACAATGATGCGGATAAAGGCAATACTTAACTGCTTGTGGTTTGGTGTGCTCCCTTGGTGGATGTATGAAAAAGAGAAGCATTACAGGTGCAGTTATCATGAACATCTTCTAATCAACATTAGGTATGCATGGCGATGGATCACATTTGCTGAGGACGAATCCGATAGGGAGTTCGAAACTAGAGTAAACCACAACAAATAAATCACTTACCTTGAAATTGATTATTTTAACATTTTTAGTGCTTTATATTTACCTGTCATGCTTTTTCAATCTATATGCTCCATATGTTATTGGATCTATACTCATTGTATTGGTGGCATTAGGAATAAAGTACATTAAAAACAATGTAAAATAGCCTTTTCTTTTTCGCAAAACATCGCTATCTTTACTACAAAAAATGAAAGTAGATAAGGGATACAACGATGTAAGGCTCAGGGAGCTTTATCCAAAATTAGCTTCAGCGTTCGAGTCTCTGCTTGAATCAAATAAGGAACTGGCTGTCAAATTTAAATATATTTATTATTCACATTATTCAACATCCGGACGTAGTGATAAATCGCTATCATTGGGACGAATTATCTCTATTGTCAAAGAAAATGGTTATGATGTTGATATCACAGCTGAAGAAATAGAAACACTAAACACCAAATAAATATGTTACAAAACAATTCAAATGAAATGAAGACAGTTGTTGAAACTTTCTTTATAGAGGAAACTATCTCTCTAATTCATGACAATGATGAGCTTACCAGGTGGAATGACATGATTTCCTTTTTAGACCTCAAAGGGCAAAAAAAGCTATTAAAAGATGACAAGTCCCCTATACCGTTTATGTGGATGAATCAGTCTACGGAAAATGTATTCTCGACTCTTTGCCCAAGAAAGGTTGATGTAATTGACTACAACAAAACCCCTATACCGATAGAAATATTGGAGTTGATATCTCTTTCAAGAAGAGAAAAATACTTCGACTTCATAGAAATATGGTATGATGAAAATACTCCTGATCCAGCATGTGTCGGGTATGCGGTTATGGATGGCTATAAGGAGAAAGAAGAATACTGGAAAAGGGCCTATTCAGAAAAGTATTTGCTGGGGAAATGGGCAGATGTCCGCCGGCCCTATTCTGAACTGGTTGAGATGGCAAAAAAAAGATTTACTGTTCAGAAACGCAATGAATTAAAGACTGCAATCAAGAACGCTCAAAGGGAGCTGGAGGATTTGGAAATAACCGCAGACAACAAATTTGGAATTTAATCTCTGTTTATGGAATTGATGAAAGATGAAAAGAAGCTGCCTACGCTAGAAGAGCTACAGCACGATACGGAGGTGGCGTTTAAAAATGATCAACTCAATTATCTACTCAATCAAAAACCACCTGATACATGGCTAAAGCCGCATCCATTTATTAATGTCAAAAACGATCAAGGAAAAAGCGTTCCGCTTCAATTTATTCCCATAGAAAAGGTTGAATTTCTATTGACTAAAATATTTCAAAGATGGTCAGTTGAAATCATATCTTGTGGTGTGTTATTCCAAAGCGTATATGTACATGTGCGGCTCAAAGTGATTAATCCACTGAATGGAGAAGAAATATCGCAGGACGGAGTTGGAGCGGCACCAATACAAACCGATGCCGGCGCTTCAGCTGCGGATTTATCAAAAATTAAAAATGGAGCTGTCATGATGGCCTTGCCATCCGCAGAAAGTTATGCAATTAAAGATGCAGCTGAAAAATTTGGTCGTATATTCGGAAAAGACCTTAATAGAAATAATGTCATTGGTGATAATGCTTATACTAATATTGCTGAAAGATGGATGAAGAACAAGTAAAACAGGGGAGTCAGGAATGGAAAGATTCTCGTAAAGGATATATTACGTCCTCAGCTATATATAGGCTTATGACTAAACCAAAGCTAAAGGCCGATATAGAAGCAGGTAATTTATCAGAGGGGGCTAAAGCGTATGTATTGGAGGTAATTGCATCTAAAGTATCTGTGCCTTTTGAATTAAAAACAGAGCCTACTTCTTGGGGGAAGGCGGCAGAAGATATGGCGAGATATCACTATCATCTTAAAACAGGGAATGTGGTATCCGAATGCGAGTTTATTCAATCTGATATTCCTGGATATGGAGGATCCCCTGATGGGAGAATAAAGGTGGGTAATGGGATAATAGAAATAAAAGCACCATATGATCCGGCACATCACCTAGAGCATTGCCTAATAGAGTCCATAGATGATATTCATAAAGAAGAATATTGGCAAATGGTGAGCAATATGAGGGTGTGTAACGCCGACTGGTGCGACTTTGTTTCTTTCGATCCTCGTATCGATAGTGATTTAGGATTGTTTATATTTAGGCTGTATCGTGAGAAAGAAAAGGCAAATGAGGAAAAGATGATGCTAAAAATAGAAAAAGCGCTTGAATATAAGGAGCAAATTGAAAAACGTTTAAAGATAAAATAGTAATTAAACATGCTTATCCCTAGTACGCATAGTGCAGCTTATTGTATACCTGGCATTATTAGGCCATATATGCTCAATGACAAGAAAAATACTATCGGGGCCATTAGAATGTTTTCAAAAAAAAACGTTTGTAGCGCCGTATGTGAATATTATGGGCGTCCTTTGGAAGTTATTTGTGGTAGATCTCAAAAAAGAACACATCTTAAACCGAGACAAATATTATCTTATATACTAAAAGTATTTACTGAAATGACCCATAAATCTATTGGAGAAATGTATGGGAAAGATCATACAACATCTATGCATTCCGTATTGGTGGTCAAAGAGTTGTTAGAAGCAAAGCATGAAAACGAATATAAGGATGACTATAAGGCTATTATTGAATTAATTAAATCGAAGACAAATGGGAAGGGGTAAAAATGGGAATTGTATTTTAAAATTAGATCATGATGGTATAACGGAGTTAGCGGAATATAGAAAAATAGCTGAGATAGTGAAAGAGCTGGGAATAAGGTATGTTGAGGTGCGCGATGCTATACAATGCGGAGGGCTATTGCAAGGGTTTAAATATGTGTATGCCGTCAAGAAAAGAGAAAAATCGCTTTTCAATAATGACTTCCCCTGGGAGGGAACAGATGGCTTTTTTGACATTGATGGTTGGGCTAAAGTTTGTTTTTAAATATGCAAGAAAAAACACCATACTGTCACTGTTGTGGCAAAGAAAACATATCCTTTATTGGATTTTTTCATGACATGAAAATGTATTCCTGTAGAGATTGTGGACATACCGGCTATCACCCACCACCAACTACAAGTTATGATTTTGACAATGATTGGTATCCAGATGTTGAAATTTAAAAACTTGTTTTCATGGAGGAACTTCCTTATCAAGAGCCAGAATTTAAATCCGCTTGGGAAGAATGGATTGCCTATAGAAAAGAAATAAAAAGGCCATATAAAAGCAAGAGGTCCATCATGCAGCAATTGAGATGGTTCAGAACAAATCGGCTAACAGTGGAGCAGGCCGTATTTGTAATATACGAATGTATGCGCCTCACTTGGGAAGGCATTTATATTCCGAAAAACATGCCAAATGGAACATCACGAGCAACAGCGATCAGTAATAGTTTCAAAGCAACGGAGTCCGCTTTCGCTAACCTCCAGGGACGTATTAATACAGCAATGTGCCCAAGGGACTAAAATAAAGTCTATTAACGGACGTTCCATAGGCAGTAAGATGTCCGACCTCGTTAAAAGGATTACTGTTATCACCGGTCTTAAAACCGATGAATCCTCAGCTGATATGTTCGCTGAGGAAATCTGTAAGTTTTTATTATGTCACTATGGTAATCTTACAATTGACGAAGTGGTCGCTGCCTTTTCAATAAATGCAACAGAGTCGGGTGATGAAAAAGTGATTTTCTATGGTGGCTACTTGACAATTGAACACATTGGCCAGGTTTTGACAGCATATAAATCAAAACGTGCGGCAACGCACCGAAAGTTGTCTGAACCGCCGCCAGTTGTCGAGCGAAATCCAACGAAAGAAGAGATTGATATGCAGGACAAACAACTTGTGAATGGACTATATGCGCATTATTTAGCAGGCGACATGACGGAGCCAAGGCTTGCATACTGTTGGATGGCGTATGATGTGATAAAGGCAAAACGACCAGACCTTATCCCGCCCGAACCGGTTAGAAACCGATTCTATCATTTGGCAAAAGAACATAGAAAGGAGCAGTTACTTCTTCCAAATAAGGATAAGCAAGAGCGAGATAAGGCAAAGATGTTGTTACAAGACTTTCTATCAGACAGCCTTTCGTTTGGAGAGGAGCAAATCATAATTAATGATGGGAAGAGACGTACTTTGTTATACATATTTGAGCGGCTATCAGGACATCAGATCAAATCTATTTTATGAAAAAGATTCGTTTTACATTAGAAGATCTTAGAAAGTCGAAGGTTGCACAGTTGAATAAGATGGCATTTGAGATGGCGAAACAACCAGAGAAGAAACACTATAAAGTACCTCCAGGTGGACGGTGTGAACAAGCACAAGCTATGTGGGGATTGTTGGCCGATTGGGCAATGAAGAGCGGAATAATGGTAGAACGGGAATGGAAATTTCACCCCATTAGGAAATGGCGATTTGATTTTTTTATCCCTACACTCAAAGTGGCATGTGAGTATGAAGGAATTTTCTCAAAGAAAAGCCGACACACAACCCAAGGAGGATATTCTGGTGACGTAGAAAAATACCGAGAAGCCGCGAAGATGGGCATTACTGTTTTTAGATACACAGCAAAAGATTTTAAAAACGTATTAAAAGATCTGCATGATTATATCAACAAAGGAGCTTAAAGAATTTCTGAAACTTTCCAAGCCTATTAAGCAAAATAGAGTACTCCCAATTTTGGATTATATTAAATTGGAGATAAAAGGAGACGTGGGAATATTCACAAAGACTAATCTTCATTCTTACTGCCTACACCAGGTAGAGGTTGCATCAAAAGAGGACTGCACTATTCTCATTGACGAAGGCAAGCTGTCTGCGTTGATAAGCAATACTATTGACGACGTAATAAATATCCAGCAACGAAAAAACGGCATAGAAATTTCTGATACTGTTTCCAAGATTACGTTCTCGAAAGAAAACCCGGATATGTACCAAAAATTTCCGGAGGGTGACGGCCAAATGACAGCGCTATCTCCAGAGATGACCGAGGCAATTGACGTGGCAAAGAACTACGTGATGGAAATGGAAATACCCAATCAGTTCTCATTTGTATTCTCGGTCCCTAGGCAACATAATACGCTGATTTATGGCTGTGAATCAAATGGAGGCCTATATGTTAAACGGTTTGACGAGATTTTACCATTGTTTTCTTTAAACAAAGAGGCCGCAACACTTGTCGGCTCACTAAACGGCTGTCAATATTATACGGCAGGGAATTACGATCTTTTTACTAACGGGACTACGACTTATGGCTTCATAAAAAATGATTTCACGCCACTCCCAGTGGAAAAACTTTTTAATCGTAAGGGGAGTGATAATAGGGCGACTCTTTTTAAGGATCATATTATATCATTCTGCGATACCGCCATATCTGTTTCGGGAGGGAAAGTCATACCGAATGTAGTAATAAACTCGTGTGATTCGGGAATGATACTTGAGTGTAAGCAACCGGGTATGGACATAGATTTAGTTGCTGATATAGCTGTGGAACACTCTGAGTGCTCTGGATTTAAAACAAATGTGGAGTTTGGTGTCAGAACATTGTCTCGGTGCTTGAGGGCGTTGCCATATGAATATGTCACAGTGCGCCTACAGGAAGAAGATAATAAGGCCGGCTTCATCCTTTCACACCCCGATGATCCTGGATACTTTGGCTTAATTATGGGATTAGGATTTCAATAACACCAAATAAATAAAATATGTCAAAAAGAGACTACCTTGAAGATGCTAAGCGTTACATATCAAACGCTAGAAATAGTATAGATGATATTGAGTATTACATTGAAAAAGAGATAAGCGCTCAGGAAGAGGAAGAAGAAAAACTGGATGAACTGGAAGAATTATACGATAACGTGCAAAAAATAGAAACAGGGGGACGATCTAGCGGTATTAGATGGATTGCGGATAATCTTTTAGATCAGCAAATTATGGACGCCTTAGGCACACTCATTTCATCATGTGACAACGTGAAATTACTACAGCAACTTCAGAAAATGGCTTCAACAAGTTCACTTATATAGTTGGTTTCATAATGAGAACAAGCCCGGTATTCTTGCCGGGCTTTTTGTATTTTTGTAAAAATACAGCTCTCTATGAGGTTCTTTCTGTTGATGTTATTAATTTCTATGTCCTTTATGGCGATTGGACAAACACCATTTAAAGGATCAGATTATATCTACTATTATCAGGTAGGAGTTGGAAAAACTAATGGCAGCTTAACGCATCCATCTTCTTATCTGGAAGTAGGTAAAGACAGCTCGACAAGGGCCATGCTCATTCCCCGAGTAGTGGATACCGCAGATATTCCTAGTCCTAAATATGGGCTCCTACTTTACCAAATAAAGGACAACTATGTTTACTATCGCGATAAATTTGGGTATCGTAGAGTCTCTGATGGAAGTGGATATCTAAAGATATCAGATTCTACTATTTATTATCCTTATTGGTCTAATCCGAGAAATTATCTTTCTGCTGAGAGTGACCCTGTCGCAAATGCTAAAACAATTAGGTGGATCGCCGGAACAGGTATTAATGTAAGCAATGGTACGGCTCAAGCATTATCAACTAATCCAGTTGCCACTATTTCCGCACAAAATACCACAGCGTTATGGAATGCTAATCAAATACAAGGTATCCCTGTTATCGGTACTGCTCCAACCACGGGGCAGGTGCTGCAATATAATGGTTCTCAATACATACCATTTACACCCCCACCTGCCGGAACGGTGACTTCTGTTGGCTTATCCCTGCCTCCGATATTTAATGTTACAGGATCACCCGTTACTTCAAGTGGTATACTAACTGGATCGTTTGTTAATCAATTAGCCAATTTAGTATTTGCATCTCCAAATGGAGTATCTGGCCCTCCATCCTTTAGATCATTAGCTAATTCCGATTTCCCTATAAATGGTGTTTCGCCAGGCACATATGGATCTGATACAACCTCGGTAAGAGCGACTGTTGATAATAAAGGCTTGATAACAAATATTCAGTCTATCCCAATTGCCGTTTCATGGGATAGCATAAGAAGAAAGCCCAATAGTGGCAATTATATATATAATAACTTTTCAACAACTCAATCATCTGCTAATTTTAATATATCTGGATCTGGCGTTTTAAATAAGATTTTCACCAATGCTGGGACTGGAAGTTCTTCACAATCGCATCTGCTAATGAGGAATAATTCATTAGATCGTATTACAATGGGGTTGACGGGAGTGGAAGCCGGATCTAATTCTGGTTCTGATCTTATTTATAATAGATTTGATGATGTGGGAGTTTTTTTAGGCAATTTACTTTATGGTCGTAGATCGGATGGATTTGTGGGAATTGGAACTACTTCTCCGGCATATAAACTATCTGTTCAAAATGGGATTACTTATAGTGACGGATATGGAGCCGCCATCGTTAATAAGTCCACCAGTTCTACTGCCAGCTTGACTTCTGAAACGGTATTGAATATCATTACTAATGGAGTTACAGTAACAATCCCAAATGCAGCGCCTTCTAATTATGGGAAGATCTATTCCATTATAAAGGATTTTAATGGTGGCAGAGGCTACGTGGCATCTAATAATATAGATGGGCTTACTACTTATGAATTAGGCGATACGATCAAGGGCGTAACAATAATTAGCGATGGAGCAGCCTGGAAAGTGACCGGAACCAAGAATTTATTAACAAATGTCACTTCTAGTGCCCCAAGGACTTTAACAACTTTCTTTACTGATGCTTCTAATAGTTCTTCTGGTACTTTTTCGCAATTATATGGATATTCTATCCCTTCAAATACCCTCACATCTAATGGACAATATATAATTGCAGAGTATGGAGGGGCTTTCGCCGCCAATGCAAATACTAAGGGGTTGCAGATGTTTGTAAATGGCACCGGATCCTCTTCCAGTGATCAAGCGGCATATAGTGGTGAAAGATGGTCTGTTCGAGTTGCATTTATTCGAACGGGAACTACTACGGGCCGATTGACCGTAGATTTTGGTCGCATGAATTCTGCATATGTTGAAATAACGGGACTTAATTACACAGCCCCCATATCATTTGGCCTTTGGGGATTGGGTGGGGCTTCCGGCGATGTTACGGCAGGAATGGGTATCATTACATTTTATCCTTAAATCTCCACTCGGCTAATCCATCCGGCAAAGAATTCTTCTTGAGAAGGATCTTTCTCGCATATAGAAATATATCTGGATCCCTGTAATATATTAAGGGTTTTGAATATTCTTTTAGGGTATTTGTGATTATTGATTGCTGATAATGTTTTATTGCCTATTATCCCGTCAACCGAGATTTTATCATACTCCACGCCGTTCTTAGATAATAAATTATATGCTTTTTGTAAGAATTCAGCAGCTATTTTGGTTCCCATATTAACGCCTGTATCAAAAAGCTCTTCCGCGATATCTTGATTTTGTATCAGGTCCAACTTATTTATATCCCAGAAGTTAGATTTATAGAAAACCTGTACATGATCTTTCAATGATTGACTTTCCTCTAAATTATCCGGGAAATTAGGGAGCCGTTTGTAACGCTCTATCAAAATCCATCCAGGCCAAGTACCGTGATAATTACGAGAAATCCCTTTGTAGGTTTCGCCTCCACGGTCTAAGGCATGATTTACGTACCCTCCTTCAGCGGGCATTATCTTAGAAAAAGCCTTGAGGAAATTAGCCATTATATTATTGATTTAATTTTCAAGAACACAAGGCCTCCTGTAAATAAAGCTAGGGCAATCCATGTCCCAATAGCTCGCCACATCCATACATGTTGAGTCTTCGAATATGTTTTAAGCTGTGTCTCTTTTGATTCTAAGTCGGCTGCTTGCTTATTTGCAAGTTCGGTAATTTGACTCAATTGGTAATCAAACTGAGCAATGCTATCTCTGGCATTCTTTACTTGTGCCTCATCTATTACTGTGATAATTTTATCCACATAACGAGTTATTGTACTTGGCCTGTGAATATAGATTGTGTCGCCAGGGCCGATAATAGTGTCTGGAGTGCCATACTGTACAATAGTGTCAGTTCGAAGAATGGTGTTAGTTGCGGTATCACAGGGATATTTTTTTCTAAAGGCTTCCCTCTCTTCAATATCTTTTTGCCTGGTTTCATATTCTTTTTTCAGCTTTCTTTTTTCTATATCCTTAGAAGACCTGCAAAAGCAAAACAACAGTAATAACGATAATATTATATATTTATTCATCTACTCTTTTTATGTATGTTGTATCGTATGTTGTATCGCCTAAGAATGCCTTATAGACCCGTATCCAATCAAATCTATATATTCTTTTGCCTACCGGGCGGTATTCTATATCCACTCCGCCTATAAATCTGGTTTCTTTTCCCAAAAGAGTATCTATTTTTTTCACAGCAGCATGCGCAGCACTATCTGCCATTTGCTGTGCCCTCACTTTCAGATAAAACGTATCGATAAGGGTAGTTGGCTCCTGTCGGTCCTTGTTTTGTGGCGTTAGTTTGCCGGCAGATCCCATAAACAGAAAGGGCAGAAATATTAATATGTATAATACCTTCCTCATAATTGAGATTTACTAGCCGAGTCTAGTACTGGTTGTATTATTTTTTCTTTCGATTTATAGAATGCTTCTTCCATCACTTTATATATCATGGTACTATCCGCCTTACGCCTCATTTCTGCATCATTCATACGGGCTGCATTACATTCTTTTACCTCTTTATCCAGTCGCTTATTTTCAGCAGCCAGCCACTTGATAATATATATCAATCCAGAAATGGTGCCAATCCAAATCCATTTCCTCCATTTTTGAGGGATTCCATATCTCCTAAACTCGTTATCCAATGCAGTATTCGGTTTTGCTATTTGGAAATCCTGTTTAAAAATTTCTTTACAGGCAATAAGGTTAATGCGGCTAGTCCCCCAATGATAAATTCTATAGGCTCCTTGCTATAAGGATCCAAGAAGAACTCATCAATAAAGTTCCCGATAGCGATAATAACAAAAAAGCGCCCCCAGCGATTAAACTGAGGCGCTTTAGTTGGAATCAGCCATGTAGCCGATCCAAAAAATATAAATGTGATAGCTCGGGCCTTATGGACATTGTACCCAGGAATATGATCCTTACCAAATATATAATATTCGATAATAACCAAAATGCCAATTGCCAACATCCAAGTGGCTGTTCGAGATCTATCTATCATCTTTTTCCCTACCTCCAATGATATCAGTGGTTGAATTAGCTTCCTTGCTTTGCCTATCATCTACAGACGGCGGATTAATTTCTGGTTCGCCGGTTAAGGCGCTTCCATCTTCATTACATGCCTCTCCCAGCTCTATCTCTTCACCAATTTTTACGCCCTGGTCGACCAAACAAGGATTCATGTCGAGTATTTCTTGTGTTACAGTGATTTTCTCTCCCATTTTTATCTATCGTTTAAAATCTGATTGATCAATTTGTACTCCTAACATCCGGGATATACCCCATATCACAAAATCCAACCCCTTTAAATATGCACCAATTCTAACTTTTACACCATCCGGTATAGTAGGATCAGCAGCAATTACCATAGTCGCAGCTGTTGTTAATATAAATGTGATTCTAAATACCCATGTAGCCCACATAGGTGTAGGACTTTGGATACTGATAACCGTTTTGGTTGAAACCTCTTCGCCCATTTTAGATGAAATTTATAAACAAATATACTGAATTATTAGGTGACTCTATATGGTATACAGATCATCAAATAATCCTATACCACTTTCCGGTTGATTGGAAATACTTATATACCTGCGATAGCCCAGCGGTTACGCCAGTAGGGACTGAGCCAATAACAGAAACGCCAGCTATTGAAAAAGCCGTAACAACAACTCCGGCAGTAATTGTACCTCCAGCGATGATATATAACTCATCTCGATCAGCCGGAGAAGAAGGCAATGTAACAGCCAATGAGGCTAGAAGTGTAGCCGGATTTATTAATAATACTCCAACTCCACCGGAGACGCTTACTGAGGTTCCAGACGTAACTACTTGTATTCCTTCGGGTCTATTCATTATTGTTAGTTTGTCTTATATAAGTTAGTGCCATCATAATAGAACTGATATACACTCTGATTTATCATATTAGTAATTGTATTTCCAGCTGCGTCTTTTACATTTGTATTTGTAAATGACCAATTAAATGCAGCGGAATTTCTATTATGTATAGTAAGTGTTTGGCCGGTTTGTAATGCGGGCAGTGTCACAGTACGATTAGCTGTTATCACTGGTAGTACTACAATTGTAGCTGCATCTGGGATGGTGTAATTTGCATCTGTCGCGGTGGTTACGGTGTATATATTTGACCTTCGTGACGACTGTATCTCTCGCCATGCAGTTCCATCAGACATAATCCTAATCGACATGCCAGGTGGCACAGTGGCTGTTGTCGTTCCGTCTAATAAAGCGACTGATTGGGATAGTGTTATGGCAAGATTCCCATTTAAATTTTCATTAGAGATCAGATACCACTTCCCTACCCCCGCCGAAGAAGCTGCCGGCAATGTGAATGTAGGCGCTGGGGCTGTATTGTCCAAGTTGGTTATATATTGATCAGAAGAAAGAACCGTATAATTACCAGTAGGTCCAGCATAATTATACGTCCCAGATTTTGTGTTAACGAAATCCTCTGTTGCAACATATTTCCAAGTTGCGCCATCAGTAACAGCAAGTTTATTAACATCGCTATCGTATGCTAATCCACCCTTAACCCTTTGTAGTGCGCTTGTGGGCAACGCTGCCGTTGCATAGTTCACCATCACTGTCGGGATGCGCATACGGGTAACTCCCTTTAAACTATCTCCTATATATAGATCATTTATAGTAGTACTATTTGTAGCAGATATTCTGGCTATATTAGAACTATATGTTATGCTAAATGGTGTGATCACATATCCGTTTACACCCGCAGAAAACCCAACAGCAGAAGTTGTTAAGCCATTATTCGCGATTGAGAACACCTCCCCACTTCCTATTGTCGGTACATTTTGAACGCTCAATATTTTCCCCAGGCTTCCAGTATAATTCGTTTCTGGATATATTATCATCCCTTTTGTGATAGAGCTATTCGTGGCTTTCAATCCTATTAAATAAGCACCGGATAATGCTGTAGTTGCCGCCCCTCCACGAGTCACTTTATTATTTATAGTGTCTATATTACCATACGTAGCGTTCACTGTTGGGGCGTTTACACTATTGTCCGCATATACACCGCTTGCGAAAAGAGTTTCAATATCGTAATATTGGCTGGCTGGACGCAATGCACTAAACCACGCAGATTGTCCCTGTGTTTGTGTTAATGATCCGGTTGGGGTATTCATTAAAAGAATGGGCGTCGCTCCATATGCGATAGCAGTATCGCGCATCCATTTTAAGTTGTCTATCCAGTTTTGCTGGGTTACCTTTCCATCTACATCCACCCCAGCGCTGTATGGGTCCGTACTGCTAAAATTCCAGGTTGTATTGGTATTGTCTCCAACAAAACTCGAACTATTCGAATCATTTATATAAAATTCTATATAAATGTATTTAGGCTTATATAAGTTTATCCAATACTTAAACCAATATTTTCCCCATGCGGAAGTCATACCACCACGTCCAACATTTATGATGTCATTTGGATTACCCCCATTGGCCACCCATCTAGCCCTAAACCTTACAGGAGAAGACTGGAAAAAGACTCCTCCATTTAAATAGTGCTGAGTCCACGAGTCTCCCACAAACATTATTTTGCCTCCAGTATATACTTTGCCGGTGGTAGAAATATCTGTCTGATACCAAACGGTTGTACCTATTCGAATGTCGGTTGGTTGTGCATCTCCGGTAACTATTTGAAGTTTTCCAGTAGAAGCACCAGAAAAATTATATGTTAATTTTTGAATAGCACCACGAACTGTATCGGTTTTCTTTAATACTCCATCCAAATAAAATAGGACCTTAGTGAATCCTGGCAGATCCAAATTCGTTCCCACCCATGTCTCTAAGTATCCATTTTTTTTCCCTAAATTAGTTGTCCATTCAACACCGCGATCTGCAGCCGTTCCCTGTTGTACTCTATAATGCATTGTGGCTCGTTGGGAGTAGTTTATCGTAGCTGTCGTTATCTGGATCAGTTGTGGAGAAGACGTACCTGGGATCAGTCCCCCTTGGACAGCGCCTCCTATTGCGGTAAAGGGAATGGTGGTTGGATTGTCCTCTGGATAAAACGAATATAGTTTATAGTCCTTTGCCGCAAGATTTTTTTGATAATCATAAATATTGTCCGCATATCCTCTATAGCCATAATCCGTCATATGCTGTCCCTGGTATGAACTCCACATGAATTTAATGGTATCGGCTACTAGGTTGTATTTTAATGGTCGGTCTATATTATAAACACTTCCAGACTGCCTGGTTACTAAAAAAGAGAAATAATGATCACCAGCTTTATCAAATGCTACTCCGGCAAAAAGCGGAGTAAAATCTACTGTACCAGTTCCGCCTATAACATTTAAAATCGTATCGCCAGCATTTCCATTGACTATCAAATACTTAAGATCAGGATTTGTCACATTTGGCATTTCAGCGCCTATAGCATAGTTCCATGCTTGAATCCAGTTAGCGGTAATTTTACCCGAGGGGCTTAATACATATCTATTATCTGATTCTATTCCATTATAATATCGCTGCCATCCATATCTATCTAAAATGTAAAATCCGCCATTCGGATGAAAGATGATGCTGCCAATGCTGTCTCTATTGCTAAACCCCACACCGCCGACAGAGTCCCTTACTGGGATGCCCATTTGTTGTAAAGATCGGCTTCTCTGCATTTCAAAATTGCCTTGGGACTGCCAATTAATTGTCTGTGCAGATAGGTGGATAGAAATAAAAAACGAAATCAATATAAGTAGATATCTCATGAGTTTTTATATGAAACCATTTTCGTATACCATGTGGTGTTTGTCATCCTAGTAGATTCGGCCACATTTGTTGATAAGTCTGATAAATTAGTAAATGAAATAGTAGTACCAATCGGATAAGTTGCGCCGATTGGATATGTCGTATTCAGAAATGAATTAGTTATGGTACTACTATCTATAAGCGTAGTATTGAAGTATAATGGATTTATTATAGGAGTTTGAGCGATCCCAATACCATACAAGATATATACTGTACCGTCCCATTGAAACCGAATCACATCTCCAATACCATTTATAATATAACTTGTCGAGCCATCTATGGTTCCCCCTCCGCTTACTATCACCGTTAAAGCATTATTACCAGCGGTTTTTTTAATGGTAAATATTTTCCCTGGCGGGATATTGGCTACCGGCAGTGTTGCGGTTAAATTAGCGCTCGTCGTATTAAATCTCACCGTATCGTCCGTCCCTAATAAAGAGTAGGAAGTCGTTTTTGCCGCGCTTATCCGTTCTTGATAAAATGACAGGGCATTCGCCGCACTTCCTATTGTTGGTGGGGACCATGCAGATTTAGTTAAATTGGAGTTAGAGTCATAACATTCAACAATATGAGCATTCCCAATACCACTAGTCCTACGAACTACAGTATATGCATTTGAAGTACGTGTGTATTCTACATAAAATCCCGCAACCGAAGAAGCCCCTACCTCTTTAAATAGATAATCCGTAACCTCCGGGGTGTTACTTCCGCTGATTAAATGAGGTCTGTATATATTTAAAATGCCCGTATTGCCAACACTGGCCATCTTTTTCCCAGATGTTACACTAACATCAAATACACCCCCAAACAAAGAAATACTATTTCTACCTCCAACATATCGTATCATGACACCATTATTCAGGCTCAAGTTTGGGTGACTTGCGTAAGGAGCAAACCAGTTACCGCCATGAAAGCGAATACTGCCTACATCAGCAGGCGTGCTGGTTATCTCAACAGGATTGACCGTATTCTCGAAATAAGGACTTTCGACAGTGACACCGAGGCAGCTATTAAAGGCCATTCCCGTAGTAGCCCCTTGGATGGTGTGGTTTGGCAGAAATAAAGCCGATCCGCCGGTTAACTTAATTCCAAAATCAGTAAAGGCGCTCGTATATACATTCGATACAGTCATGGCATTTACTCCAGCGGGCATATTTAAACAGGCACACCCTGGACCAGCGGTACAGCCAATGAATGTCAACTCATCTACAACAGAGTCATATGTATTCAATAAATAAAATATATCATTAGCACAGTTGCATGCCTCAAATGACAGATTTTTTATTGTAACACCAGTGATTGTGCTTACTATGAGAGCGTACGTGCATGAGCCGGAAAATACAATATCCCGTAGTGTTATGTTCCGTTTGTAAACAGTAGGTGCCTGCCCAATCTCATTTATTTTAAGCCCATATGTACCGGCTGTTAAAACAAACTTGACATTTTGAATATTTGTTTTTTCTAATAAATTCAGGGCTGCTATTTTATAGGATTTCCCCTCTCCATTAATCGGGATGTTTAGTGGGGCGGCAAAGTTGATTACAGCCTGCCAAACAGCAGAATCATCAGTAGTGCCATTTGCGACAGCGCCCCACCATCTAGGGTATACGCAGCCGTTGAAATTCCTTTTCCACCGGCCAGCGCCACTTCCCACGGTTGGAGAAAATATTGTTGCTCCGTTATCGGTTTCTACAGAAGTGCTATCCCAATAAAATTCACCCTCTCCCCCATCACCAACCGTAAGGTTCCCCAATACATTTACGCTGATATTGGCTGTTCCTCTTTGCTGCCGTAGATCGGTAACAGTTTCAAATGTTCTTATGGCTGCGTTATATCCTCCCATATTAATTTATCTAGCTGCCCAAGTTAAAACAATATTTTGCGCACCTGGCGTAGGGGCCACATCATATACTACTCTCAAGTAAGTAGGAGTAGCAATAGTGTAATACACGCCTGCCGCTGCCGCAGATCCCACACCTATGCTATACCAATCTGGAATGCTAGTCCCCCCATGAGGTATATCAAACTGCGTTGTAACCCCGTCTCCACTAAAAATTGCCGTATCGGTCCTTAATCCAATTGGCGGTATTGGTGGTCCTCCGCCAGTATTACAGTTCCTATACAATATTATAAAATCTTCCCCCGCTGGACTCGCTGGAGCATTTGCGACAAAAGTTCCCGTTACATTATCAAAAATATATCCATTGATATTGGATGGTTTGGCACTCATTACTACACCCTCTCTGATAGCGATCAAAATGTCCACACCAATTAATAATGGAGTAGATATGGTTGTCTGCGAAGGGGATAAGGTAAAAGGAAGAATGCTATCACGGCAGCCCGCAGTTGGACCGGTAGTAGAGGTGCCACCACCACATCCACAGCCACCATTAATATTTATTACATTATTATTGCATGTAATTAAAGAGTAATTAGGTGTCAACGCGATCTTTCCAAGTAATTTAATTATTACTTTTTGATAAGTATCGTCGTTGATGAAATCATCTATTCTATGCCCAGCGATTCGGTATAATTGATAAAAACATAACAAATCGGACCATTTGGATGTAGGGATGGCGCATCCATTAGCGTCCTTTTGAACAAACGACTGATATTGAGTGCCAATATAATCTTTGGCTATCGACACAATTTGTTTTGCTTTTTCTGCATCAATATATGGCATTCATTAGCAGTTTACATGATTATCGGCTATTTCATTTACCGATTCTAATATTTGTTGAGCACCGGAAATATCTCCAGCACACGTTCTGGCCGTGGCGGCATCCAATCCACATTCTATCTTCATGACTACCCTGCAATCATCGCCGCAGTCGCATCCACATCCGGTATCAGCCAGTATCTCCCTTAGTTTTTTCAATGTAAACTCACTCGTAATTACTTGATTAGTAACAGTATATTCTACCGATACGTTATCAACCAATGTCATTTTAATAGAATAAACATAGTCCTGATCCTGAGTAAAAACATATTGATCCTGTATAGAATTAGTGGTATTGGTATAAGGAAAATTCACTACTTGCTCGGTAAGTGTATCACCGCGGGTAATATACAGCGTTCGGCTTACCATATCAACTTTATTGAATGAGCCACCATCTCCATAATTTGAAGTATCTGTTAGCGTCAATGTCTTCCCATCTGCTGATTGGGTTACCGTAAATGCCACTACAAACGCCATAACGATATTTGTTTAAACAAATTTATATAAATTTACCGATTATTCGCCGTTCTTCTTCTTGTCCGGGTACGCCTATGGCCGCCGGCTGCTGCCGATGCTGGTTTATGCGCATCTTTGGTGGCATTTTTTATCTGCTGCTGCATCTTGTTGTTTAATAACGCCAGATCTCCTGATCTTAAAATTGCTGCCGCTGCCATCATAGATACATTTAGCTTTTTGGCTATAGCCTCTATCTCCTTATCTTCCTCCGACTTCTTTTTCTCTTCCTCGGCAGACCATCCAAGTTGATCGCCTATGACCTTTAACGCAGCCTTACCATTTGCGAAGAAGAATTCCGCACCACCGCCAGGGCCGTCAGCTCCATAAAAGGGAACAAAATATGGACTGAGATACGTCCCTTTAGGATCAAATTTTTCTCCTTTTGCTTTTGCTTCCTTTTTCTTTAATGAAACTTCGTGTTTGGCCCACTCCTTATACCCCATATTAAATAACTCCTTAGCTGTTATTTGATATGGAGCAGACAATCCGGACAAGGCTATGTCTGCGCCTATATTTGAGGCAGTCCGGATAGATTCTTTCTTTTTCCTATTCCTTTTAGCTTCTTCATCTTCATCTTTTAAGCGGATCCCAAATTGAGACAATAATGTGCCTAACAACGCTGCGGCAATTGAATATTGAAGGCCTCTAGCGGTTTTCCCTACCATTTGATAGGTAGCCATTTCTCCAAGATATCCAACAAAATGCAAGGCCGCCTCTTGTCGCTCTTCACCGGTTGACCTATTATCACTTATTATTTTTATTTTATTCATTGCATTCTGATATGCATTTAAAGAAAATCCTTGAAGCAGCCATAACAGTCTAGCCTTATCAGAGTCCTTTAATACATCCGGTTTATATTCCCTGGCCGATTCATTATTGATTGCGGACGCTATTTGCTCTGCAAATGCCAATGCCTCTTTATTCGGATTCTCAGCTTCTTTGGCGAAATCAAATTCGGATATATGCTTAATCTTGCCCTGATTAAGCAAGGACGTAATATACCCGCTAATATAAGCGGTATTTTGAGCTGCTCTATCCCCCCTTTCTAATGAAAAGGCAGATAATTTGGCAAGCCTATCTGATACCTCTGTGGTTTTAGTCCACCATCCGGGATTGTCTTTAAATCGCTTGATATAAGTGTCATACGCCTCTGATCCAAGAGCGGCACGTTTAACTCCAGTAAAATTAGAAAGGAACTTGGCCCTGTCTTCTCCATATGATTTATCTATCAATGATTTTAATCCGGTGCCAATAGCAAAAGACACCGCTTTGGGATGGGCGATTGCAAAATTATGCACAATAGCCGGCGCAAACTGCTTTGGACCTTGCCAAATATTATTAAGCGCTAACTTAACACCGGTTCCTATAATATTCGAAGCTATTTTATCAAATCGTCCTTGATTTTCTCTCTTAAAAAATGGGGAATATTTCCCCTCATTGATCGCTTGCGCAAGTTTCTTTTTAAATTGAAGGTAATTATATCCACGTTCGCCCTTGAATCCTTCATCCAATGCTCCATTAACAAAATCTGCAAATTGCTTATCATTTGCAACTTTTGCAACTCGCTGTAGCTCCGGGAGCACTTCTATTGTATAGAGGGATTGATAATACCTATTGACAAAATTTGAAAAGAAATCTCCATCGTAGTAAACGCTCGCCGGTTTCCTATCTGAACGAGTCATAGTGGTTCCAGCAGGCTTGCTATTTACAGATCTGCGATCCACTAGTATGTCGGTATTATCAGATAATTCGCTGTCGTTAAATGATTCTCCAGACTTCTTTTTTGCGACTTGTGAAACATAATTTCGCTCTCTTACAAATTCTTTATTGGCGTATGTCCTGGTTACAAACTCTAAGTCACTTGCAATAGAGGCATAATGATCCTTTACGTAATTATAAACAGCCTTTTCTCCGAAGGAGAGCTTTTTATAAACCTCCTTCACGGCACGTTCTGGATTTTCACTATCAAATCTTTCAGTACGGTCAATCTTTAATTGCCCATCCTGTATATGATAGTCAATCAGTCCTAACGACTTTAAAGCGTCCAATCTTTGCTGTGACTCTCTCAACATTTGCCCCCCCCTTCTTCCAGACATTCTAACTCCTTCACTATATACATACTCAGCATCATCAATCAGTTCTTCTACCTTTGTATTTAGTGCATCTGATATTTCTCCCTTTTCTATCCCTTTATACTGGTTTATATAGGAAAACGCATGCAGCCTAGCATTTGATTGAGCGTCTATCTTATGCTTTTTATTTAACGCAACGAATTGTTGAACAACCCGCTGAGTTTTTTTAAAGGCTGGTGACAGTTTTCTCTCTATAGGGCCAATGGTTTTTGATCTAAACCTAGAAATTGCATTATCGTTATAGAATAAGGCAGCACTAAAGTTTGATATATTCTTTTTAGAAAGAACTCCCACAGATGGCAATTGGCGGATCTTGTCCTCGGATTCTACAAGATCCTTTACATCTTGTGCCGCTTCATAAGAAGTGATGAGCTGTCCTGCTCCATCCACGGTCCCATCTTCTGCGATATTATTGAGAACATTATTTAATTTTACCAGATCCTCTGTTTTCAAGTCAGCAACATCAATTTCTGCCAAACGCTTAACAACATCACGTTGGGCGGTAGACATCAAATCAAATAGAGGGTCAACATTCCCTGGCTGTTCCATATCTCTTAATCGTCTTCTAAAGTCAGCGGCTTTGGGGCGAATGAAATCCTTCAATTGTTCAGCCTTTTTGCTAAGTCCTTCGGAAACTTTTGCTGGAGATTCATTGTCCAATAAAGCTATATATTCATCCAATGTTACATCTGAAGGCATCAACCCTTTAGATATTAACTCATCCAACTCCTGCTGTTGAGATAATCTTTTCTCCCTATAGATCCGGTCATTTTCATTCTGTATAAAGTCAGCTATATCTTCCTTTGTATATGTTGGACTATCTTCATTCCCCTTACGAGATTTTAGATAGTCATCAAGCATATTAACATACGTATCCACATCATCTACCTTATTGGGAGAGGGTAAATCTAACTGATTAATCCACTCTATATCTGATATAACCATGGATGCAGATCGTTTCATCGATCTGATTTTTTTGATTAATCCACGGGCCGTATTTATCTTCTGCTTGTTTTTGCTCTCCCATACCATTTGGGTAGCTACATCAACAGCATGATCTATTGATTTTTGGGTATCTTTTGCGGTAATGGATTGTTGAAGTAATTCAGTGATTCTCCTTAACTGCTGAATGGACAGTTTAATGCCTGTTCCTTTTATCGCCTCGGATATCCCCTTTTTAACATCGTATACCCGCTGCTTGGCTGTTGTAATACCCTCTTTAAGCCCTTCCTTTCTTCCCTTTTCACGAGCTTTTATCTTACTTTTAATATATTCTTTAAACGAAATTCTATCCAAATTTTTCCCTAGTACGCCTGGTATAGATTTAATATTTTTATACGCTTCTTCGAATGCTTTATTAAACACCTCCACATCTGGCTTAATTCCTTCAGCACGCATTGCTCTGGATATCGCTGTACGAATTTGCCCTTTTTTATATTTAGCAAATCCCTTAACCACGTTTACGCGATATAGGATCTCTTCCTTTATATAATTAACAAGGGCCTTGTCGAAGGCAACTTGGCGTTGTGCTGCCTGTTTAGGATCAAAAGCAAATCCAAGATTGCCCAAATTATTATACGCTTCTTTAAGCCTGTCAATAGCTTTGTCTCTGCTAGTTTTGTCCGCCCATTTATTTTCAGCCTGTGGAGTAAATTTAAAATCACCTTCACGAGCATTCTCTCGCATATTTTTTATCTCCACATCATATTTCCCACTTCGATCAAAGTTTATCTTATTGTCTATGGAGGATAAGATCATCTTCCTGATTTTATCAGAATTAGTGGATGAGGAAGACTTAATTCCCAGCGCCGATTTTATATAGTCAATCACTCTAGTCAGAATCGGCTTTTTTTCTCCCAGATCAGTTTTATCAATTAGTTCCGAGAAAGACTTATTACTGAATATTTCAGCTATAAACTCTGCGCTGTTAATCAATCCGTAATACTTCATGTTTTTCTTAGCCCCGTATTCAATACTGCTCACGCCGTCGAAGTATGTTTTCAAATTTAGCTGTTCTCTGAGCTTGTAAACGAGGTCGCTTATCTTTTCATTAAATGATTCATTATTCATCAATTCATTCAATGAAATTGCATGATACAACTCATGTATTACAGCATACGAGAGTATTTTTTTGTTTTTAGCATTTGCAGGTAAGACGGTCCAATCTCCAGTTGGGAATGCTTCGCCAACAGCAGTAGTGAACAGCTTACTAAATTTTATTTCTGGATTTTGTTGCAGGTATGGCACTAATTCCCTAACACGATCAGAAAGAAATTTATCTTCTGCTAAATCAGATAACCTTTGAACTATTTCAGCAGATGTCTTTGTGCCGTCAAACAGGCTTTCCACGGTTCTTTTTTCAGCATCTAATGGATTTCTTTGATCGGCATATACCTGGTCAAAAACCCTATCAAACACTTCTTTCTGAATCGGGATGGTATTAGATATTTCTTTGTATGTTCTTTCTTTAACGCTCTCTCTTATGTCATCTGGCATTGATTCGATCCTATTCCCACGAAAACTCAATTCCTCCTTTATCGCGTCATACAATGCCCTGTCTCTTACTTGCATTTCATCTACAGGCAATAGATTCCTATCAGCGGTATTATCCGTTGTGTTTATACTGTTATAAACTTCTTTTAGCCTGTTTATAGCATCATCCCTTCTCTGTTTAGCCTCTTCAATAGATTGTGGCTTCTGGATTTTTGATTCTATTTCTTCTTGTGGTGAGGCTTCATTCCTGACTTCACCTTCTCCACTAATGTTTTGAAGTTCGGCGTTTCCTTGGCCCACTTCTTCGCTATTTCCAGTTTCGTTGCGAACAGGAATCTTTGTTGGGCTTTCGACTTGAATGGCATCTTCTGATAATTTAGGTTGTATTTCGACTATGTTTGGAGTATTTGGTCTAGTTACTGATACATTAGATCGTTCACCCTGAATCGGGACTATTCTTGGCGGATTTATAGATTGTATAATAGATACATCCGGACGATACATTTCCTTAAGTGCATTTACTTTATTAGCACCATCCACATATAGCTGTGCCAATCGATTCATTCCGTCAACCACCCTTCCGTCCATATTTACAATAGCCGGAACCTTGAGCGAATTTTTATTTGCGGATGGCCTTAATTTCCCGTCATCTACATACTTCTTAAATTCTTCATTTTCATTGTATAAATCATTTAAATCAATCTGTGTTACCTTATAGCCATTATCCGAAACCATATCGATTTTATCCTGTCCACCTACCTGAGTGAGCAAATCCTTCACTTCCGTGGATGAGAGTTCTGTTCCCACCTCTGGAATATCATTTTCTATATCACTAATTTTTGCCTCTATTTCTGATTGAGATTGTTCATCTTGTGTGGCAAGATTTTGCAATGACTTCAGTCCTGATAGCGGCTTTGACCTTTCTTGTATACGCTTTGACTTTATGCCCTCTATCGCAATATTAGCCGCCTTGTCAGCGGAGTATGCATGGTCCTGAAGGGCGTCATAAAGCTCTTTATACTCTCCTACCCGTTCAATCATCCTCCGACCAGCATGCGGATCTATTTGCCCTTCTTGTATAGCGCCCTTAACCGTTTGGGTGAAAGATTCTATATTATCCGCGGCCTGACTCCATGCACTTCGTTCTATTGACGATGGAGAGGCATTATGAGTTATATGCCTTGCAGACATTACGCCGGTAGCGATAGTAGTTAATATCGCAGTTTCTAAATTTTCCTGAAATGATGGCAATATCCCATCTTCGTTGAATCTATTTTGATTGGTTACGAGATCCGTGCCACCCCTTATAACCTTATCGGCCACGTTTTGTGAAAATTCCTGTATGTTTTCCCTCCCTATTTCCTTAAAAGCTGTACGTGCTCCTTGTTTAACTGCCTCTTTGACGGGAACACCATTTTTTATGGCCGAAAAGATGCTCTGTTTTGCCAGCCCCTCTCCGCCCAATAAAAATCTGTTTGGGCTAATCATTTCTAATGCAGAGGTAACGCCAGCGCTAATTGTTGCAAACCTATCCGCCTCTTCATTATTTAAGCCGGCATCCTTCGCACGTTTCCTATAGTCTTCGAATGTAATTGCATACGAAGAAGCGAATAGACCGGATGTTCCACCGCCTGCTGCCCTTGCTCCACCCATAAGTGCCGCCATAGACGATATGGCCTCCATCGCACGAGGTAATATGTTTTTTTTATTTAAAGCCCCTTGCTGTGCGGTAGGTTCTAAGTTCAGATAACCACTTGAATTACCTTGCCTTGCAAGCCTATTAAAATCAAAGTAATCAACAAGGCCATCTGCTGTTTTATCTAATATTTCTTTAGATTCGTCTAAGCCTAAAGATGCACCTAGCTCTCCAGCGGCCCTTAGCGTTAATGCACTTGTATTTTTACCTGCATTAAGCATGGTTTTATATATTGGCCGCACAAAGCTATAGTATAATCCACCCGCAGTAGTTTTATAAAACTCATCGGCCTTTTGCTGTTGTTCGTGTAAGTTTTTATCGATTTCATCCCACTCCTTTAATTTATTCCTCATTTGGAATTGGAAGTCAGATAAGGGCAGCTCCTTTTGCGTCAGAGGATCTATTTTAGGCGTAACATTAAATACACTTTGATTAAATTTCTTTACCGCCTCTTGGTCGCTTTCCTCCTTGGCTGCTAAAATAGGATCAAATGCAGATATATCGGACATTACGCCCGGAGATTTATGTGTCTTAAACTGTCCATCTTTATCCAGAAACATTTCTTGTGGTATATCACTTGCACTCTTCATTACAGAAAGAGCGGGATCTTCTGTGGTGGCAGTAGCCACAGGCTGTGTCTCGTAATATTTTGGTTGTGCTGTATTTACAGGAGCCAATACACCTACTGGAGCAGGACTAACAGGCGACATTACCTTACTTTTAAATGTACCTTCATCTAGTGTAAAAGCACCCGCCTTTAGTTTTCCTGTAGGCCCATATGCCGTATTGAGTGCAGAATATATTTTATTAGCATACTTATCGTTGGTTGTTATTTTATTGTAAAAATCATCAAATCCAAGTGTAAAAGCGCCAGGAGATAATTGCCCATTGGCCCCATAGCTTGAATTTAAGAAATTGTATATTTTCTGAATATATGGTTTATCTTCTGGCATTAATTATTGATTTTCGTCAACATCGTTTAATGAACCTTCTGAAAGCATCTGTGGCTGAATTAAAGGCTCTTCTTCACTTCTCTTTTTATAATAACTATCTTTTAAAGGGGTAATTGTACCACCTTTAGCATAATTTAATAATGCATTTATCCTGGATTCCGGGCGTTTATCTTTATTAGTTACGATCATATAATTATATCCCGGCATTGGTTCTTTCGTTTGAGGGTTAATTTTAGGAACTCCTACAACAATAGCTCCATCATTTAATGCACTCCTGTCTATCAGCCGTGTTTTTGCATCAACCCCATCTTTCCTTAAGTCTTTATAAATTCTATCTAGCATGCCATTGTCCAATACTTTACTATGCAAGTATGTGACAACTGTCCCGGGACTTGCATATGATTGGAATGGCTCCAACGCGCGGCTTATATTCCCACTAGACATATCTTTTGCAATATCTTTCGCCAAAACATAATCTTCTTCAGATTTTGATTTGGTAGGTCGAGTCCTAATGTTTTGCTCCTGTAACGCGGCCATCTTCTCTGCCTGATTAAATGCCCTTTGCTGTTGTGCCATGGCGAAGGCTTGGTCAGGTCCAGAAATATCATACCCCATATCCTGTTTTACCTTCCCGAACAGGGCCGTAGCGACTGCAAGATCTTTTGGAGTTTTTATCTCAAATTTAGGGTCATATTGCTTTACATATTCTTCATATGTTAATTTCTGTTCCGGGTCTAATTTGGCAAATTGATTATTAAAATATTTTTCAGCACCATGTAAATTTGCATCATATGCCGTAGCCGCAGCAGTGCCTAATGCTACCGGATCCCTTTCGAATGATTTAACATTCTTATATTGTCCATTTGGCAGTCGCTCGGGGATATTTACATTTTTACCTGGGGCCGCTGCTAAAATTGCAGTATTCCATTTGCCCATGTCGAATTTTTCATCCTTAAATACGATGTCATCCAGATTAAAATTCTTTGTAGTTTCATATTCCGGCGTTCCTATGGCGGCATTGATTCCACTCATTTTTTGCTTGAAGGCATCAGTATCTATTTTATCATGATTAGACCCGTAAAAGGTATATAGCGTTTTTGCTCTTTCCTTGGCATCTTGGGAAGCAGCGATATCATTTTGTATTTTCTGCCAGGCATCCCTATATTCTCTGTAGGCTTTTGGGTTCTTGGCTGGATTACGTATCGCTTCCCGATAGGCAATTCCCATATCCTTTATCCGGGCATATTGGGACAATATGTTTTCAGTATCAACATCACGTATACCTTTAGTCTGTATTTTACCAAGATCGTCTTCTATCTGTTTATTCAATGCGGCATCCTCCAGCCTCTTTTGTTGGGCACGCTGCTGCATCATCATGTAAAAAGGTTGTTGGTTAAAGACAACGCTCTCACCATTAGCATAAGTCGACATTGGATACTAGTTTTTTATATATTTTGTATTTTTTTATCAAATGGATGCTGGCAGATGTCACTCCATATATTTTTGCCAATGCTCTTTGTGTTAGGCCGCTTGCTCTAATATCTATAACCTGATCGTCTGTTAACTTGCAGCGAGAATGCCTCTTTTTTTGAACCATTTTCTTCCTTAAACTATTCTGTATCGCGTGTTGTACATTTTGTTTAGGAGTACACCATTCTAAGTTTGACAGTCGATTATCAGATTTAATGCCGTTTATATGGTTGATGTATGGGTAACCATGCTCGTTTTCACGAAATGCTTTCATTACTGTCCTGTGCACTGTCACACATGTCGCAGTGAATTCTTTATTGTGAGCTGTAAAATATTGATATCCACCCCTATTTTTCCTAAGGACTAGATATTTTTTAGTGATAAATGAATAAATTCTACCTAAATCACTCACCATATATCTCCCTTCATATCCCACCATATCCTTCCATATTTCTTCTTCCATGCTATGCTATATTTGATGGTTTATTGCCAGTATTAGAAGCAACTTTATTCATTATTTCTATAAGCTGTTCGTCATTAAAGTTATTTAATAATCGCTTCATTGTGAATGATTTCTTCAATATAGGATCTGATTTGGCCCTCTTCAGCATTTCCGGCGTAATATTTTCCTTCCTTGCATCATGAATGCCGCGTTTATTTAATAAAAACCTGAAGGCCTGTATATCAGAAAGGGATTCTGCTGGATTTATATCATGTGTTGATCCGGATAAATAATCTCCTATATATTGATTAGATTCCTTGGCGGACTTCAATAGTTCTTGCGCCCTTGCCCCACTCACATTTTTATTCCTCTCTAAGATGAACTTGGCTTCATTTGGGGTTAGTGCCGCAGCCTTGTTGTTCCCCCAATTTAGGGCATGTGCGCCTTCATGAACAACGACTTCTGGACGCAATGCACCTAATGACTGGATTTGAGTAGGGCTAACTCGTATTTCGTTATCTTGCGGCCAATACTTGCTTGCAGTTCCTGCGTTTTCAGATATTTTAATCCCATTCAATACATCTGCTCGTTTCCTCTGAATGTAATCCGGATATTTATAAAAGGCCGATAATCTTTCATTATATTTTGGCGAGGCCACATAGCTTTTTGCCCAATTAATTGATTCAACATCTGGATTTGGGGCCAAGGCCTGCTTTCTTACCCCTTCTTTCATTTCTATTACAGTGTCTTTTATATTTGGGTTAAATGGTATGTAATTAAATGAGCTATCCGTTTCTTGCCATTGGCCACCCATATGTTTATTTGCCTCATTGAAATATTTACTTTCGTTCGAGAAGGTAGGATGGTTTGGTAGTTTATACTTATCCGTAAAATGTAAATTGGGAGACGGCTTTACATTTGGATTTTCGTTCCATAAGCCACGAAGATCATAGTCCCCCTCATATTGAAGCGGTTTAGGTAGTTTTGCACGCCACTGCTGGTATAATCTCTCTTTTTCAGGAGATAGTTTGGTCCCCTTTATTGGCCCTATATTTTGATTACGGTCTGGCATAATTAATCGTTGGCAATTTATTTGATAACCCGGCGGAAATGCCATTAATAGAGCTTCCTCCATAAATGGGACTCGTGCCAAGTATGTTTCTATTGAGATACCCATCCGGAGTATTACCAAACAAATTACCTGTATTAGAACCCGAATCGCCATACATACTTCCCGCAGCATATACACCTGTGTTATACAAATTTTGTAAGGCCGCACCGGTCAACGCTTCACCAGATAATCTCGTTTGCATTGCACGTTCCCCCAATAGACCAGCTCTCCTGTTCGCCTGGCCCAATGCCCTCACTTCTGCTTCACGACGAGCATTCGCATCTTGAACATTCAGGGATAACAAAGAATCATTTGTCGCCTGTTGGATTGCCGGCAAACCGGCCAAGGCCGACCTCCTATCTCGAAGACCAGCCAACGCCAAAGACTGATTTCTATTTATCTGTTGTAATGCCTGTTGGTACTGAGCGTCTGGCATTCCGGTCATAGCCATACGCCTAGCATATGAAAGATTTGCGGCCTCTTCATTATCTGCTTCTGCCTGTAGCTTCCTGGCTTCCCGCTTTTGTTTAGCACCTTTTATCGCTTGATAAGCGGCACTTGCGCCAGCTATAATTAATGGAACAAACCATGCCATTTATTAATATTTAAAAGATTTATCTATATTCAATTGGTCCATCCACCTGTTGCAGTTAATCTTAGTTAATTCATAATATGTTTCTTTCCCCATCGGCAAAATGCGGTTATAAACCTCATATCCCGCTTCTATATTACAGACATCCGGACGGGTTTCATATACCGTACAGCCAATAACAGGATCATACTTCTCGCATGTCCCATCTTCAGTAAATGAATATGGGAAAGGAGTATTGCCAATTAGCTTTTTTACCAGTTTACAACATGCACCACATTTCTTACACTGAAACCCCATTTTATTGACTATTTTTCTGACTAGGAATATAAGTAACCGCAACCGATCTCAAAGATATTAAGTTTTGTGCTAATTCTTTCTGCAATCTTACCTTAATATAGCCACCTTTTAGTGTATCTCCATTAATAATACCTCCAGGGCTATTTTCGTCTCTTAAGAATGCTGCATGCCAATGAGACTCTAGCCATCTAAAATCAGCTTCGACCAAATTGGAAGATTGGCTGGGTGTTATATTGTAATTTGGATTTAAAATAGACGTTTCTATTTCAGGACAAGCCATAACCACATTTCCTACCTCTTCAATTGTCATGAACGTTTTCTTTGCCGTAAATCCATCATTAAACACCAATGTAATACTACATGGGTAATTTACATCATAAAACCTACACCTTCCCCCATCCTGTTTTTGATTGTGTATATAAGGTATCCCATTTTTGAAAGTAATAAGCTCGTTTTTTTGAGTTGTCATCCACTCCGGATGATAGCTTGCCGGAGTAAGGAATCTATTTCCTGTCTCGTTCCAAATCAATGTTTTTGCTTCATTTATCACCGTACGATTGCCATCATCGTCATATTTAGCTAATTCTTCATAAGCTGAAATATACTCATTGTTCTTCGTATCAAACACTCCATATATCTGTGCCACACCCTGAAAATCGCTTGCAAAGAATGAACTTTGCCCTATAGGAATATTATATGCCGATTTATACTTTGTATCATTAGTAATCGCCCATCTATTCATGTTTGAAGTAATAGATATTGGCGTTAGGCCATCTAATGACAGCCTACAGATTACACCACGATTTGTATCATGAAAATAATCGACAAAGTTTTTTGAAGCCAGCGAACATGGTGCATTCCCTATTCCAAACTCTCCAGAATAATACTGTATTTCATTCAATAATTGATCACTCTGTGATACCAGGGAAGTATTGTTTCCGGTTTGTAATACCTGTTGTTTTACCGGTATCCATCCACATTTAAGCTCTTGGAATACCCTTAATTGCCTATCCCGAACAACCAACCGCTTTATTACACCAAAAGACCTATCACATGTGTCTATTATATTTGCGGGCTGGAAGTTGTTTGTTTTATTAATGAAGGTGTCCTGGATGTAAGCACCCCCATACCTGATAGTAGTGGGTAGGCGCTGTTCCTTAGCATTGTCATCCACAATGTAAGCTCTACCATTTCCATTCACTCCGCTTAGATATTTATCAGAGTAATTAAAATCTGACACAGGAAGGTCTATGAACCATACTAATCCGTCATTTACATCGCGACCGTACACTAAAGAAGACATATAGGCTCTCCGCCTATAATGCACATCTCCATCCGTCATAAATGTAAATTTAGCCGGTTGGCTGATCGTCTGGTTTTGAATCATCCCTTCGTGGTATCTACTTGGTGTTCCTGGATTTATAATTTTATATTCCTTACCAAATTCATAGTAGAAATCAGTTTCAACAATATTCGAAGGTGTGTATATTTCAACAAGATAAGGAACATCTAAAAATCCAGAGGAAAGCGTAGTTTTCCGAATCTTCAAGAATTCACCCTTAAAATCTTCAGATCCAATTTCCGGATCCTTAATCAAGGATGATATTTCTAGGTCAATATTTAGATTTTCTGCACCCGGCATCGGCAAGCCACCTGCATTTTTAGACATACGCCTCACGAACCTTACTCTGTCCCCCGGTGTAAAATCATATGACAGCGCTGTGTTCCCGTCATAAGAAAACGAGTCAGATAGATTGGATAACCATAAATAGATGTTTCCCGTATCCGGTGTAGCCACAGGAATCACTATATAATACAGGTATTTGTTTACAGATAGGCATTTAGTTCTAACCCATTTATAAGTTTTGGCCCATACTGGAGGTTGATGAAAAATTGCAGCATTTATCTTAGGCAGGAAGATATTATAAGAATCAGTGCCGCCAGTCGCATCTGATAAATACTGAGTTGTATCAACATCAAATTTTCTATTAGGCTCCGATGCCACCTGCTTATTATGCACACCATCAGTCCGATTATATTCGTCAAAATATACCAGACCAAATTTATATTTAGACGAATGCTTGTATCCTAATATATTATCACCTGGATTGAGTGTATATAACTCGGAATCATAGCTATCCATTACGACTTCTAATGAATCATCGAAACTAATACCTTCAGTTATGTCTCCGTATACGAGAGTGTTCCCATTAGCCAAAGCCTGAGTTCCCGCCAGAGATGGCACATAATCAAATAATTGACCAGTCTCTGTGTCATCTTGTAACACTCCAGAGGTGTCATTGTAAAATTTATATGTATATGTACTATTGTCTGGGATAGATAGCTCTTCTTTGTTAAATGTTTCTATCAAATATGCCTTCCCCCAGACATTTTCTATATTCTGCCTTACTGCCAGCTCTATTTTAACTACCTCAGCGTCTCCCGTTGTAAGTGTCAAATTGATGTAATTATTGATTGCTGGATCTGAATCACGATCGGGATAGAAGGGAAGATAGGGTAAATCATAATCGCTCCAGCTACTCCACACCGATTTTTCATAATCGGTATATACATATCTGGTCTGGAATTGGAAGAGCTTCCCCCTAACATTGTTCACAGATCTATCAAGATCGTCAGCCCAAACCATTTGAACCGGCCTGGGAGGCTTTTTAATTACAGTTGTATAATCGTATATTATTGGAGATGGATACCCGGTTGGCTGCCCGAATGTCTTTGCCCTAAGAATATTTATTTTCCTTGGCCTAGTTTTGTTCTCTGTCCAAAACAGCAAATCCCCTTCATCGTCCGCGCGGTGAATGATATCTATGCTATGGATTTTGAAACGAGGATCAAACTGAAGGACATCTACAAGGCCAGTCCAAACCATGTTTTTGAACACCGGGGTTATTGTTCCTGTTTCTATATTTATTTCGATGATTTCATGGTACTTATTTATATTGGCAATAAAGGCATATACAACGTTTCTTAACTCATCTGAGAAAGCACCAATGCACTTGTTCTCTCCGTCATGATAATTATACTCACCAATCCTTATATTACCCTCCATGTTGGTAATAGCAGCCCCTTGTTGCTCATCAGATGCCGCAATACGGATATTCAATGCATCTATCCAGTCCGTTTTTGGCAATAAATGCAGTTCAGTATCATAATTAAGACCGCCTTGGGTGAATGTTTTTAAATCTATCATTATGATTTTACTACTAATCTTATAGCATCTTGTGAAACATCAATAGCATCCTGAATCCGAAATGGCTTCAGTAGATATCTAAGGTTGTTCAGTTCATTATAAAATTCCCGCTTCCTTTGTGTTTTATCATATACACTAACCTTCCTGGAGGCGGCCTTCTGAGCAATATCCCGCCATGCAAGCCACGCAATCATAGCTTCCCTTGCCTGCTCCGGTATTTTATAGTCCTCATCATAGGATGGTGTTGATAGATATTCCAATATTATATAATCATATGGGAAACAATTATCCAATATGATAAGGTCGCATTCGTCATCTATCTTAAAATCTCCTATTTTAGTCGCCTCATTGCCCGATATGCCATATAAATTACAGCCGAAGTACCCGTCTCCCCAATAATTCAAATATGGATACCAACCATAATCAGCATCGAATCGTAGACCATCTGTATTTTTGTTGAGCCGATTTGGATCATTTGCGGCATAAGACGTTAAAGAGCTATTATATTTTAAAGTAGCAACCTCACCATTCCCATTCAATACGCCTACCTTACTCCACATTAAATAATCCTCTGGCAATTGAACGGTCTTATTTGCATCAACGCATAATCGACAACTTTTTGGCTTACCCGTGGCAAATAGCTGTAGTTTTTTTACTCCGCGCACAGCAATGCGACGCAATCTACGATACGTCGCAGTATTTAATTCAGCCTCATCCGCATAGTCAAATATGACCTCTTTTAAACTGACATTTGCCATATTAACCTTTTATTTGTGTAGTCGGCACTCCATCCGAAGAAACATCTATTGGCACCTGTATTTGAATGCCTAATGTCTTTGCCATATACTCTATCACTACTGGCAAATATCCATCCGGCAACGTGATTGTACTACTCATATCATCCGACTGCGTACATATCATTCTTACTTGAGCCTTATATTTTGTAATATCGTTGCAAGAATGAAGGGTAGCTATATTCTTGTTAGTCCAATAATATATTTCGTTGCAATCAGACCCATTATCATAGAGATATGGTATTTCTCTTGCCGATATCGGATAAGCAAACAACTTCTTGCCACTGCCAGTTATGATCATGAAATATGAAACATCCCAGCCAGCACCCACCCCAGCCGGTTGCTGGGGCAGAGTGGCTGAGTATAGCCCCGTCAAAGCATCTTTTGTTATCGAGATCCCTGTATATATCGCATAGAAGCCATCGGAAACGCCTTCCGTTCCTTCTAGTTGAATCGTTTCTTTATAATTTGATTTAACAGCAAACCCAATAGCACTATTTAGATATAGATTTATTAATGGGATTGTTATTTCAGTATCATCAGATGCGAATCCGCCATTTAGCGCACGCTGTATTAGCTCACATATATTCCCTCTGGTACTGATCATTGTCCATCATTTTTAACAGATCCATAATACTGTATCAATTGATTTGCCTGAATACTAATTCCGAACATAAATAATATTCTAATAATAATATTCGTCATTTCAAGATCTTCCCACAAAAATTGAGTACTAGCACCTTGATTATATATAGGCCTCCCGTTTGCGTCCAATGTTGTCGCATACACCACTTCTGGAGCGATTTTTATATACGACATATTTACTGCTCCAATTCCGACTGGATATATTTGATAATATGTATCGTATTCAGTAAAAATAGGAGCAACTGAGGGAGAGTCTATGACCGATGAGACATGAGAAAATACCCGATCTTCTTCCGTCCTCCATATGCGATTTGTATCGTTGGCGGTGCGGATACTTAATAAATTCTGTAAATCTGCCGGTTTTGTTAGATGCCCATTGGGCGATACAGCTTCATTTTGTAATCGAACAATAAATGGAGACAGCTTTTTAATTACCTGCTGGGTATTGCCTATGGGGTACTTTCTCTTTCTATTGCTTGCATCCCAGCCAATTAATACATCAATAAGCTCGTCCTGATATTGTTTTTGGGCGAGGTTTGCTGCGTTTTGGAATTCAGTTGGAGAGATATATCCCGATTGATGTTTATTCGAGATAAATTGTATCATATCGTATATATATCCTAAATCCATGATACAACAAATTTATGAAAAAACTATTTGATAGATATATAATTATTGAGTAGTTTACGTAAATGAAAAAATATCGAATAGATTATGAATGGCTAATCAGGCTATCATCAGTAGCAACTTTATTTCTACTTATCTGGTCATTAATCTCAGGAAGTATATTTCTTGCCATTTTATACAGTTTAATGTTAATAATTTCTATGATTTTAATATTTTCAGGAACATGAGAGCTACAAACGATCACCTAGGTCAAAAACGCGTTATCATTTCTGTGTTTAAAGACCAAAAAACAACAAAAAACATCCGTAAAAATGATGGCACCTACGCACAACTATTTGTTGGATTTCCAGAATGGTCATTTAATGGCTGGGACGGGGCGACATTAGGGCGTGCATTAAGCGACTCCGGGGAAATAAAAGCTGGAGATTATCTATTAACCTCATATCAGGCATATAGGAATGATGCCTTGGAGATGGATACAGTACAGCTAAAAAAAATGGGAATTGAGATAAATGATAATGAGCAGGCGTTTTGCGTACCATATAGCATGTGCTGGTTCAAAATAGAAGAGGGAGAATTATTCCCGTTGGGCAGCAATATGGTATGTTCCAGATTGTATTTACCAGGGCAATTTACAGAAGAAGATCGCGCCTTTATGGACTCTTTTAGAGGTAAAATATCGTCCAGTACGGATGACTTTGCTAATGTGAGACTAGCCATGGAGAAAAAAGAAAAATATCTCTGTTATGTTCGTGTAGATAAAATGCCTGCCTTCCCAGAGCGATATTTTGTGACTGAATCGCAGAGAGAGGGAAGGTTGATTGGAGATGTAATTCGTATGGACTGTATTAAGGAGGGGGATATTATCGTTGTTAAAAAGTTGTCCGACATTGAACTGGCTTATAAATGGGATAATGAATATCGTACGGTTATCAGAGTGAATTTTGAACGAGATTTTGCGGGGGCGATTGTAACTGGACTTGAATATCAATTATAAAGAAAAGCCTCCTAAACAGGAGGCTTGTTTTTTCCGTAAAGTTATTATATGTTAATGAAAAATTGCTTAGCTCATTCCTTCCAGCCGGTTTCTTATTTCAATGCCATCCTTTGTTAGCATATATTCCGCCAGATAATCTGCCGGCTTATCCTTATAAGATTGTGGCACTTGTAAGAAAACCGTCTTGGCGTCATTATTCCAAATGAATTGCCCATCAATGAATATTACTTTATCCTTTTCCATCGCAGACTTGGCCAGTCCAAACATTTTTACTTTTGGATTTTTGTATGTGTCTAAGAACAACTTCGGATTTTGCTCCGCCTTTTCCACATAAGCCTTTCTGATAGCACCTGGAATCATTTGTTCTCCCTGAGAATTTATCATAACCACTCCTAAGTATTTCGCATGGGCCATCATCTCTTCTTCGTCAGCCTCAAAGGCAAGGTTAGATGCTTGGCGCTTCTTTTTAAGCTCCTGGAAGCTCAATTCTTCCTTCTTAGCCATATTAAGTTCTCTATACCGAGGCATTATGTTTTCTGCCGGCGTCTTACAATCCTCATTATCAGATCTCAGCCGCAAAAACGTAAGAATGTTCTTTTGATAGGAGGGTATTTTTAGTTGCCCATTATTAAAAGACAACTGAATTTTATTTCTTGAGGCGTATTTTTCTGGTATCTTCTCCTGCTCATCCATCCAGATTGTATCTACCCCATATAGCAGTCGAGCCATTCTGGTTTTTCCTGTTTCTGGATCAAACACCATTTTCTGATTGTTCATGGTCCACCCAGGATAACGTGTGGTCCCGTTTTCTGGATCTTTCGGGAAATCACCTACCATCTCAAAAGTGTAGTATTCCGGTTCTTTTTCTTCCTCCTGTTTCTTTGTGTTGAACTGAGGCGCTATTTCACCTGAATCACTCAATACCTCTAATGGATCAATATTTTTAGTTGATGGTCGTCCTCTTTCTGCCATAAATATATTTGTTTAAACAAATTTATGAAAGAAAAATGACTATACAAAAAGTATAGTGACTAATTTATGGGTTATATTCCTGATCTGTTTTTGCTCCTGTTAACAATCCAGAATCCAGTAATAGCCTAGATACTTCTCTATTTCCAACATCTGACCAATGAATATTATCAGAATAAAGAGCGCCCGACTGCCTAATAGTATAAAAACAATTTACCACTTTCTGAAAGTTGGCCGTAATAAAATTTAATTGGGCCGTAAGGTCCAGTCCGGGTTCATATGATGGAGATAGGTGGATCACATCTATGCCGACATTTATCAATTGAGATACTATGTTGCTATAATTATTCTGGAAAGTAGTGTTAGATATGCCAAATCTAGCATCATTTGATCCAATTGATAAGATAACCTGTTTGGGTTTTATAGATAAAATCTCAGGAAGTCTATTGATTAACTCTTGTGTTTTATCTCCAAATCCTGCCCCTATGGCGACATTTGAAAATCGTCTTCCTAATTGTCCAGGATAAGTGGTATAAAAAGAACTGGCACCAAATCCCATGGTTTTAGAATCTCCCACAAACATTATATTGGGATATTTCAATTCTTTATTCCAAACTGTAACCTTCCTTACTAAAAATGTCCCTCCTTGTCCATATATGGTATATCTGCCCGTACTGGGGGGTATTGGATTAGTATTATATGGCATCGTCGTAGCATAATAAACCATGGCGACCGGATTGGTTAAATTTTCTGCTCTCATGTATACATTTTGATTCAATCTTTCGATCGACAAACGTATAATATCGTTAGCCACAAAAGAAAGATTGGATCCAGCCGCGCCGACAGAATAAAAAGCTCCGCCATTCGGCTGATTAAAAAACTCCATTCGGCCTGTATTTGTTGTAGAACAACTAAAATATACGGCAATAGAATTTAATGAGTCCGCATTTGTGCCCTGCAATCCGATAGAGATCCCAGTAGTTGAGGCAGATATAGTCTGAGTTAGTTGAAACTCTATCTCCATTTTCCAATGGTTAATGCAAGAATACGCAGACAAAGATAGTGCTTTCGTAAAATCAGTAACTCCAGCATTAGGCACTGAAATTTTACCACCAGACACAGTAGCCCCTAATGTGTTTATGGCAAAATCGCTTAAGTCGGTAAAGTTATTCTTATCAAAACTCATCCCTACTTGCTGTGGAGAGACCATGCCGCTGCCATTTAGTTGTATATATACAATATTATATACCCCCTTTACGTTGTGTATATAAATATCTGTAGTTGCACTTGGAGCCGTATCAATCCCCGGTCCGCTTTCTTTATTCACAAAACCGTTCGGAGGCATAATCGTTAATTTATGTCCGCCCGCGGAATCTTGTATGACCGAAATATACACAGCATCTCCATTTTCAAAACCAAATAAAGACAGATTCACATCTCCCGTAATATTCATTGAGGCTCTATATCCTTGTCTGGTATTAAAAATAACATTACCTGTTCCCGATAAAAGCCTTGGACGTTGAATTGACATATGCATTATTTTAAAAAGCCGGAAGTATACACCTCCGGCCAAACTACCACCAAATAAAAAATAACTTACGGCTGTGCAATAATTTCTATGTTATATACTCCGTTAATTAGTGCTATAACAACTTTAGACGTTTTGGCAGCAACAGCAGAGATGGCGGTGCTCGGTCCAAGAACTTTATTAGCACCACCGGAAGCTGGCGTAATAGTAAGCGTACGTCCTGCCGTGGCATCCTGAGTGAGCCACAAAGAACATATATCGCCACTATTCATACCAAATAATGTCAATGTAACATTACCAGTTAGCGTACCATAATATTTTTTACCAAAATTAGTGTTTATCGTAATTGCGCCAGAGGTAGCGCCCGAAGAGTTGAGTAGCGGTTTAACGCGAGGATTCAAAGACATGGTTTATAATTTTACCAATTTACAATAATCAAATATACGAAATAGCCCACAAAAATTTGTGGGCTATTTTAATAAAATAATATGCTTATTTTAAATAATAAACATATTATTATTTATCTTGATAATATTAAATATTGATTGGCTGCGGCCATTTCAATACCCTGATAAGTGATCCAGTGTACCGCAACCTCTGCAACCTCTCCGATTGGCTGTGGTTTTGCATAGGCACCGGTCTGCCATGTTTTTATTTCTGGCTCACCCTCTACAGTATTGATAACAATCCTGATATTTGGCACCATTGAACTTGACTTAGGATCGGATACCTGACCTTGTGGCAGGAAGAGTCCAAAGTTTCTGAACTGAGGTAATCCAGTAGTCGGAGTTGCACCGTATACAGCTTCTGGGCTGAATGGTTTATATGTCTTCAGCAAGAAGCTAAAGCCGTCCAGCGAAATACCACGGAAACCATATCCAATTGCGATTTGCTGAGTGCCGCCGGCTGTTGCCCAGTTGATAGCACCAGCATCATATTGGCTAAACAATTCTGCATCAAATTCCTGGCGGAGGTAAATATCCAGCAAGCCATGATAATCCATTGGGCCGCCATTGAACAGAGCTGCGCGGGTAAGGTCATTCAGGGTGGAAATACTAAATGACCCAGGGGTATAGTTCACGGTTTGACCACCAGCGATAGCGCGTGGGATAACGCCCTGAGTTCCGACAGATCCGCCTACGGCTGACAGGTTATCGGCCTTATCGCCGAACATTAACTTGAACTCTTTGTTATTCAAGAACCGACGCTGAGTCTCGTCCATCCCTTTGTATTTGAAGAATGGCTGACCTTCATAGTCAAATTCCATTGTTTCAATCAGCGAACGATCGGTTTCTCTCCAGCACTCACGAATTTCAGTAGTTGAGTTGCTGATTTTTTCTGTCAGATTGATCAGCGGATCTGGTGCAGTAGATCTTTCGCCAGCTTCGGTTACGCCACGGAATTCCAGCAACTCGCCTGCTGCCAGGTTCGCAGAACCAGCAGAAACAAATGCCTGTGTAGACTTCAACGGACGAATAGTCGCTGTATGGGCGGAAGGAGTGGTTTTATTAACAGAAACGATCTTACCTTCGATACCGGAAGTAGAAACCCTAACCACTTCACCGACTCTTAACGGAGAATCAGCGCCCGAACGGAAATGGTCCCCTGCTGTAATAGTTACAGTAACGTCCGCACCAGCGGCAGGAGCTGTAATCTGAGCATTTACAGTAACTTTCGAATGAAGTTTGCCACGAGATTCGTGGTGATAGAAATCGCGACCCTGCACGGTGACTTTTTTTGCGCCACCTTCCATTGTCAGGAAGTCACTGTAATTCTGATTGCCATATTTCTGAAAAAACTGGCGCATGAAGTGACGCTGCAACAGATCAAGGTCTGTGAGCAACTGCCGGTTACTTACCGGCAATGATATAGCTGCGGGCATTAAAGGTGCTGCCATTTTTTGTTTGTTTTAAATTGTTAAATTCCGAAGAATTTGTTTCCAAACTCTTCTATTTTTGCTTCTGTTGATGGAACAAACGCTTCCCGTGGACTGTCATTCAGATTGACATTTTTTGTCTCAGCAAGAATATTTAACTTCTCTTTAGCAACTGCCTGTTTGATAGCAGCGGAGGTTATCTTTTCCCTATTCCTAAGGTAATAGACATCCTCTAAGAGCTGTTTTGTATCAAAGCCGTCTCCCTTGACGTACCTTGGAAGCAAAATGTCATTCACTACATCTTTTTCGGTCAGGTCTTTTTTTAGCTGCGCCAATTCTTCTTTGTCGATCTGAAAAGAGCCTTCAAAGTTGACACCCTCGTCACTAACCTTAAAGGCGATTTCATTAAAAGATTCAGCGCTTTTTTCAAGCGAAGTCAAATACTCATTCCGATTCTTTTTGTATTCCTCTAAAGATCGCGCTTCTTCAGCAGGATCAATCTGGTCCGCAGTACTAGCCTGCGGGATATCTGGGAGGGTTATATCCTTCTTGTAAGAAGAGAGTGTTTCTTTGGCTTCAGCCGCGTCTATTTTCTTTCTGCGCTCAACAGCCTTCAACTCTTTCTCATATTTTACCATGGCCTTATCATACTGCTTTTTTGCAGCGGCGTAAGCATCATCATCAATATAATCATCCTCTACCGGAGCCTCTGGCTTTTCCACACTATACTTGGCCTCAAACTCTTCCTCAATATCCCTCGCATCTAGGCCGGTGTTTTTATATTCCCACGCCAATTTAATCATGTCATCTGGCGACATTTTATCCAGATTAGATAACCGGCGCTGTTCGTTATATACCTGAAGCACGTCATCAACCTTACCATCTTTCAGAAGCTCATATACTTTTTTTGCTTCCTCGTTAGCAAATGTGACTGGTTCTGGAGAAACTTCTGTATTCAGTCGAGCCTCTATATCCTCCCAAGATTTGAATTTCCCTCCGGTTTTCTCTTCCCAGTTAATTTCCATAGGCTGAGACGGACGCGCTTCTTGGCTCGGATCAGGTGCGGCAGCAGCTTGTGCAGGCGTATCAATTTCGGCATCTGTAGTTTTCTCCACGACATTGCCTTCTTTATCGAAGGCCATTCCTGGAGCTGGATTTAAAATATCAAATTCCATAAATATTTATTTGGTGCACTAATATTTGTTACAAATGTATGAAATAATTATGCTACTTGTTGACCTTGTTGTTGTTGTCCCATCATTTGCTCCATAGCGGCTTCATTTGCAACAGAGGCTTGCTCTTCCTCATCGGCCCTGCTATCAAAATAAGCATCAACCATGTCCTGTAGATTTTTTGGCAATGGGACGCCGCTTTCTAGTCCCTTCAGGACAAGTTCCTGAATGAAGTTTTGCTGAGACAATTTCATTTGTCCTTCATTCTTTGTCTTTTCTATTGCTGTCTTAGTTTCTGCCTCCAAATTCATCTCCTGTTGCTTCATTTCTGATGTGGCAATTGCGGACTGTTGTTGTGACTGTGCGGTTGCCTGTATGGCCGCTTGCTGATTATCAATTTGTTCTTTCTGCTTACGTTTTTGTGCCCTTGACAGATATAGCTCTTTTAGCTTAATATTCTTGATATTATTAATCTTGAAAGCATCCTGGAAGTCTATCAAGCCGGCAGTCAACGCACGCTCTACCTGGGCATCTATTTTGGCCTGCTTCAGTTCATCTGGCAGCATTTCGATCGTTACATCAAATTGAGTATCTTCCAATCGCATTTCCCCTATCTGATCGCGATACTCTTTCCCTCCGAAAACAATGTTGTCCCAAAGCAGTATGCCGAGGTTCTGACAAGTTCCTTTCATCAAGTCTAAATATGCTTCATAAATAAATTCTGTAGCCCTATTAGATGCGGTAACCTGGTTTTCCATAACGCCAACAGGTGTTTTCGGACTAACAGACTGGCCTTCTGTATATTCATTCGTTCCAATATCTTGCCTGATGCGCTCCAGATAGAAGTTATAAACAGTTATGCAAGTTTGTATTTGCTGTACAGAGCCGGCATTTGGCATCTCTTGTATAGGTATCGTTGTACGTGTTTCCCCATCTTCCTTTACCGACCTATAAAATACGTTACCAGTATTATCGGCCACCTTAAGTAGCTCTAATGGGGTTACCGTATGTCCTAATCCTAAATCAAGGTCATTTAGCCCATTAACATCTATCGCATATCCCGAAGGCCGCATTTTTGCCACCAAATGTTGTATTTTCAGGTGGTTAAGGATCATCATATCTACAGAGGTGGCAATACGCTCAGGCAGCGTGTGATTGACCATCCGGCGATTATGGGGCATGATTATCCGATAGCTAAAATACACATCTGACAAATTGCTCTGCGGGCGAACCATATTTTCAGCTAATCCCCAGCAGAACAATTTATCCAATTTTCTGATATAGCTCCCTCGGTATATATTGTATACTTGCCTAACCTTAACTTCTTTATTTTCAGGAACTTCTTTCGGGTATTTATCCTTTCTATCAACCGCAATGATATTGCCAAAACGGTTTTTCTTTGACACGAAGATGTTATTATCTACGGTTTTGAACTCGAATTCCATTACCTCTACTACCCAATCATCATATGGTCTGTATAATGAAGAGGTCCAATGCCAATCCCAGTTTAAGTTATAATCATACCCATCGCATCCAATAGCGGCCTTCATGACATCTTCAAACAACATCTGTTCTCCCTTCCCGGGGTAGTCACGTTCATAATCGGCAGCGAATTTGGCCCGATATTCAGTCACTTTCATTTTATAGATCTCACCACACCACGACCTGTCTCGCATATCGTCATAGGTAGACCAAGAATAAATTGCTGATTCCGGATCGCGAGCATATGCCCTTATTTTACCATTTACATCCACCTCTGTCTTTGTAAAAGCAAATCCGGCAATGCAAAGATCTTCAATCAATCTACGCTTTAACACCGGATTCCAGTCACAATCTGCCAATATAAAACTGAGTGCCTTTTCAAATCTGATTTCTTCAGGAAGTTGATATTCATACCCATAATAAAATTCCAGGTCATCCATATCTTCCGGAGTAAACTTCGATTTATCTTCTAATGGGATACCCGCCGCCTGCTCCAATCCGGCAATATTTGCACCTTCCTCCATCCTGAACTGAGCCTCATCTTTCTCTCGCTGGCGCTTGCGCCTAGATTGAGGATCAACAGCAGACACTACCGGCTGTTCAGATCGCTCCATGAATCGTTGGACAATTATATCAAGAAATTTTTGAGCAATTTTTGGGGCTTTAAAATCTAGGTTAACAAACGAATTTTTACCGTCTATATTCATTAAATCCATGAATCGCTTCATGTCCTGCTCCCCAGCTACGAGTCGGCGAGATTCTGTGATCCTGCGATTACGTTTTTCATAATACCCATCATAACCAGTGTTGACGGTGCGGCTAATAGATCGAGCTACCTCTATGCCATATTTAGGATCAGCCTTCTCCCTATTAGTTTTTTTATGGAAGTCTAAAAGTCTTTCGTCGGCCATCTAACACTCATGTTTTAACAAATGTACGATATAAATATATTTTTCTTAAACTCAAAATGTTTTGCGTTTAAGAAAATAAGTTAGATATTTGTGTCGTCAAACATTCAAACTTAGGTGGCGAGGAATCGTTGCCAAGAGCCGCAAACATAGATAGGCTTAATAGTCCATGTGATCTGGCCCCGTATCTAAACGGGGCGCTTTTAAAATGGTTGTGCGCCGGAGTTGGAGAGCCGGGGATGACTGTAAATCATCTGCTTAATGCTTAGTGAGTTCAAATCTCACCTAGACCACCAACGCTTAATCCTAGTTTGCGTGAAATACTAGGAGTTTATTCTTTGTTGTTGTTCAGATACGGTGTTAGTGAAAGACTGACACCGTTTTATTTAAACGTGTTTCTGAGTTGACAACAATTACTATACATATATTTTTTCCTGATTTCACAGTCTAACGATGCCAAGAATTGCTCCGAGGTTTTCACCTTGGAGTTTTTTTTTGAAATTAATTTTGCAATTAAGGAAATTATTGTACATTTGAATTGTGCATAGCGATCCCGCACACTAACATAAAGATACTGGTCATTTGCAAAATGATCTTAAGCTCGGGATGGGGTCGCACTAATTCCGGGCTTTTTCATTTTTACTTGTAACTAATTATTAAAAAATTCAATATAAAATATCGCCTATTGTAATGACAATCATAGTCACCTATTTGACAGAAGGTTGAAAGTCCTTCGCGGTATGGTTTGAACCCGGTGGCGGGTGCTGGCTGAGGAAATAGGAGGTCGCGTATATGACATACGTGCTGCAAGTCTGAAAAGCAGTTAAGTGCGGTTGAGAGGGGGTAGTCAAGGGTCGATAACTCGGGGCAGATAAGCTAGACCAATACACTTCTTATTATGATAATACATAATAGGAGGCTGGAGGTTCTTTGCTTACGCTGAGAAAATAGTATGGTAATCTCCAATCTGGAGCAGTCTACAATAAGTAGTAGATTAACAAGTGTTAAATACATTATTTATTAACATAAAAATATATAAATGCGAAAAATTGAAATTTGGACAGACGGAGCTGCTTTGCCAACGAATCCGGGACCGGGTGGTATTGGTATCGTTGTTAAATCTGGCGATTTACTCACTGAGTATTCAGTTGGTTTTATGTGGACAACAAATAATCGAATGGAGCTAATGGCGCTAATTAAGGCTTTATGTTCTCTGGATATTGTTGGCTCAGAAATGGGAAATACAGAAATTACTATACATTCAGATAGTAAATATGTTGTTGACTCAATCAATAAGGGCTGGGCAAAGAATTGGTTGTCTAAGCTTGGATGCGTTAGAAAGAACCTTGATTTATGGATGATTTACATGAAATTGCATGACAAATTGAAACCAACTGTGAAGTGGGTAAAGGGACATAATGGTGACGAATACAATGAAATGTGCGATAAATTGGCTAATGAGGCTGCTAAGAGTCCGACTGAACATGATGTTGTTTACGAATTAGATAAGACAGATTACCGAAAAATAGATAACAACGTGGTGGCGATAATGCTTAACGACGAAAAGAAAGATTGATGATTGACGGCTTCATAAAAAAACACCTCGAACGAATAAAAATAAAACAAATAATACTTAAAAAATTTATGGAAGAAAAATCATGGGAGAATTTAGCTCCTGCACCATTGGATTTTTTTCATCACCGTATGTGGGAGCTTTGGCATCAGGAACGCGCCAGAAGGCATGGATCAAGTCAGGGAGCGCCGACTGAAATGACAGTTAGCTTTCGTGATATTGGGGATATGATTGTTAGGGCGAAAATGGATACATACGCAGAATATCCTAATTCAGTTTCTGACAAGGCTGTACCAAAAGGTAAAAAGTAAATGGAGAAAATAATTTCTATAAAAGAGGTACAGAATGTGCCACCAGATGTAAAGCGAAGCTGGGATACATGTGATGGATATGAAATAGTTACAAACAACCAAACTATAAAGCTGCTTATTAGTAATGGTCAATCCTGTTGCGAGGAATGGGGATATTTCCTTTCCGATGATATACTGACAGAATACATAGGCGCTGAATTAATTGGAATTTCTTTAGTAGATGACCAGTTTATGACTAAAGCCGTTCCTAAAAAACTAAGTAGTGAAGAAGATGGATATGGCGGCGGCACATTTGTGATGTTCGTCAACCTGGAAACATCTAAAGGGTTATTGCAATTTGCCGCTTATAACTCTCACAATGGGTTCTATGGACATGATGCATATATAATTAGCGAACAGGTTACTGAGCAAAACATACTTTAAAAATAAAACATGAGCAGACAATTAAAGTTCCGCGCATGGGACGTGAAGGATCATCATATGTATTATAACCATTCTGTTTCTATACAGATTGATGGTACGGTTAATTTTCTTTATTCTGATGGTAGTTGGGGTGAGGCTGGACCTGACCGGATCGTTATCATGCAATTCACAGGATTGAAGGATAAGAATGGCGTTAGTATTTACGAAGGCGATATTGTTAAAAAAATGGGGAAAACATATCAGGTAAAATTTGGTGACCATGACGTTCCTGTTGACTATCATGATGGATACGCATATGGATATTACATTGAAGAAGTGAACACATGCCCTCAAGAATGGCCGCTAAGTGCATTTATAGATGATATTGAAGTCATCGGAAACATTTATAAACATCCAAACTTATTAAATAAAAAATAATAAATACATATTAAATATGGATATTAAACAAACTATGGTTGAAATATACCAAACCAATGTCGCTAAAGGGTTTTGGGACAAGACAAGGAATATAGGCGAGATGCTGATGCTTGTGACATCTGAATTATCAGAAGCACTTGAGGCGGATAGGAATGGCGATAACATGCCCAATAGAACCATGGGCTCTCCGTATGAAGCAACATTAAAGTATATAGAAACGGGGATCATTACAAATGCACAAGAATATAAGGAGGCATTCGAAAAGGATATAAAGAATACTTTTGAGGATGAATTGGCTGATGCTGTTATTAGACTATTTGATATATGTGAGGGCATGCAGATTGATCTTCCGTTTTTTATCAGAGCCAAGTTGGAGTATAATAAATTACGTCCACATAAGCACGGTAAGAAATACTAAATGAATCATGGCAAATACTGAAAAAGTAACTCATATAGAGTCTATATTAAGATCAGAACGAGGTGAATTAATAGTAAAGATGCGAAAGCATATGAGGATGAAAGGAATTGAACTTGCTAAGTTAATTAATGTATCACAACCGGTATATGTGCAACTGGAGGCCGGTACAAGAGACAATAAGGAGCAGTTCTATAAGATAAAAGAATTGTATCGTAGTTGGCTGATAGGAGAAAAAGAATTCATTGAAAAAATATTAAAGCAACTTTAAATCACAACATATGAAATTCAAAACAAAAAAGGCAGCATTATGCCATGAGCTACTAAACGGAGCAACACTTTCTATTATGGATGGGTTCAAAAAAATTGGTATCACAAATTTACCACGGGAAATATCCAGGCTGATAGAAGGTGATTTCGGAGTCCAAGTACTGAGGACAAAGAATATTGTAAAGTCAAAATACGGTCATACATATACGTATAATCAATATAAATTGGTACAACACTTAGGCCATATTCATATTGCATTTATGCCTTTTGGAATACGGAAACGGCATTACGAAGGTATTGCTAAAATGAAGGAATATGTGCTCGGTAATACGGTGAAAAGATGAGAGTGAGAGTGTATGTTGTATATTTATTAGAATATGATTATCTAAGTGACCGAGAATATATGAGTATTTATAAAATATTTGGTGATAAAAATAGTGCTGAAGAAATGATGGCATATAAGAATTCAAATTTAACCAATGAAACAAGTAGGTATTACATGAAAGAATATAACCTAGATGGCATGTGAGAAGAAACGGTATGAAACAAAAAAAGAGGCAAAGCACTGGCGCAAGTTCATGAAGACTGTCCAAAGACGAGAATTAACGAACATTTATTATTGTGATGAATGTTCCGGGTATCATATAACGTCTCGACCTATGCAATGGAGCCGTGATTGGACCAGGCATCTTAAGAAGAAAGGTTAGTTGTAATCATTACCTTTTAATAGGTTGTATGTTTTAACGATAGGTCTATTTATTTTCTTGTCCTGGTTAATAGGTTTAGTATCGCCGGCGAGATCTAGCAACATGATCATAAAAGCTACAACCATATCATGCACTTGACGATCCTCATGATCATATTCTAATAACTTAACCAGGAGCTTATAGAACATAATTTTGTGGCAGTGGTGCTCTATAAAAGCGATGCACAATTCCAGTTGTTTTGCCAACGCAAATGGATCTTTAGAAGAGGTACCTGGTAAACGCTTGCCAGGGTTTAGTGGATTAATGGCACATGTTGGAGTCCATCTAACATATGCTGTTAATCCCTGAACCTTGAGCCACATGTAGAAGTCATCAGAGGCATCCGTCTCAAAGTGCAGCTTACATCCGTAAAACATGGCAGCAAATAACATTTGCTCATACATGTACTCCTTCAGTTTAGGACGATCGAGATACATTGCAATAGGCATGCCGGTATTCTCTGGATCATTCTGGTCTACCTTTTCTCCTATCCAGCAGCAGGTTTTCGATAAATCACGGCTTCCTTTTACGAAAGTATGCCTATGAGGGTCTATGCCATTAGCATAGCTATCTGTATTAGCCGGTCCCCATCCTTTGTCGGTCATTATACGCCTATTCTGTTTATGTACCGGCGGGAATTTATAAATAAACCAAGGCCCTTTCGCCTCGTCCATCCAGCCAATAGATTCATCCTCCTTACGATAAAATCTACCTTGTCGCAGGTTAGGCGGATCTTCCTCTAATTCAGCCATGCGCTGAGAGATCCTTTGGGTATTAAAATGGCTTTTTGACTCGGAAATCATGAAGGCTTCTCGCTCATCAAATGGATTCATCCTTCGCTCTTCTGAAAGCGCCACGGGGTCAGTAATCCTAGCCCTGATTTTCATCAGATAGTCTTTTGAACCGTCATATTCTTCGCCATATGTTTCCAAGAACATCCGTCGCATTTCCGCAGATGCATTCTCTGTAATGGAGTGACCATATTTGTCTATGAATCCAGGGAAACCTTCGTAAGCTGGTGAAAAGTATCTATAAAGTCCTGTACCGGTTATTTTATTTTTGAACTGATTGGAATCATCCCATATTTCTTTATATGCAGCGCCCCCCGTTTCAGCATCGTTCACCGTAGAGACAATCAAAGCAAATCCAACTCGCTTGATCCCTTGGGTAAGAGTCTTCTTTACGATAGGCCAATATTGGTTGATCGGCACTTCTACGTTCCACTTACCGGCCTCATCACATAATAGCATGCTCACACGGCCAGAGTCATAGCTGTTAAGTGCAGTGGCCCTATAGTCGATACGGGACTGCAATCCACGATCCCGATTATAGAGCTGTCCCTTTATCTTCTGCTTATTCTGCCTCCTATTCTTGGGTTTAGCAAATACTAGCTGTGTTTTAGGGTTATCATCTTCTACTCGTGGCTGAAGGAATACCGGAAGATTTTGATATGCATTTACGACCATTTTCGTGAACACGTCCGAGGCATCTTTGTTGGTCTTTGAGATAATACCGCAGTTAGACATTGGCTGTGTTAGCGCCAGGCAGAGCAAAATACTGGCTGCCTGCGATGTTGCCCCTTCACGTCTCTTTTTAATCCTAATGATGCCGGTAATATATGGCTTACTGTAGCAATAATCGAAGAACAGGAACCACTTCCGATCCGAATCACGATATTCAGGTATAGTGCCATCTTCTAGTGTAAAATACTGGAGATAGAAATAGTGATGACCGGTAATATATGTTAACTCACCGCGGTTAAAAAAATAATGACCGTGTTTTATACGGTCAAGCTCTTGTAGGATAAATTCTTCCTGTTCCGGAGTGGTAATGGCGTTGCCCTCGTCATCAAACTCTATGTCCTCAAAAGATTCAGGTATGGGCGTCCTTACCCATACCTGATCCCCAATGATATCCGTCCATTTGTATTTCGATGGCTCTAATGCTGGTGTTGGCGCGGCATAGTCAATTCCATATATATACTCAGTCTGCATGCTTCTTAAATTCGATCTGTTTTCGTAATTCGGTAGTCTTTAGAATGGCATGGTTTCTTAAAAACCTCCTTATTTTATCGTGTAGCGCCCTCCCATCTGCGGTCAAAGCATATATCTTACTCGTTCCAAACTCATTGACCCTGTATACCAATCCAAGATTAATCAAATACTTGATAGTAATTGTAAATCTGGAAGGGCCATATTTCCTTAGCTGTATTTTGAAGGTCTTATAGTCAAACATTTCAAACTCTCCAGCCCATATGAAAAATGATAGATAAGTTCCTCGGATCTGTGTTCTCTTGGCAAGGATGAATAATAGCATGCCATATAGCCCAACCTCCCTAAAGCGGGTACTGGCTCGTGTTACAAATACGCGGCGTTTGATCTTTGCCACACGCTTATTGGCCCTCTTTTTAACCTGTACTCTGGCACGGCGCTGTTGTTCTTTCTTATAATTCTTGAATCGGGCTTTGTATATGAAATTGTAGTGTTGATATGCCCTATTGGTAACACGCTCCTTCAGTCCCTTTCTCGTTTTACGCATTTTATGAATGGCGATGCGGTATGACATCAATGTATCACGCATCTTTATATATGCGTCTATAAGGACGGCCCTTGAAGCACGGCGCGGATCCAGTGTTTTTATCTTATGCCTCACTAAAAGATCAATTTAATTATTAACCATATCGCCATCCCTATACTAAAGCCCCACAGGAATAATACTGTTGGGGCTATCTCTTCATGGTCATTAAGAAACTTTGCGAGCATGTCTTTCAACAAGTGGTATTTTCTTTGAAGTATCTTCTTTGATGGTGTCGCCATACTCCAGGATAAAGGCTTTAAAATCGGACGCAAGATCTTTACCGATTTTGGCTGTATTAAGAAACCTTTCGTATAGCTTATCGTCCTTCGCCTCGAAATCAATCTTAGCGTTGTCGATTTGCTCTGCCAATAATTCGAGTTTGCGGTTAAGGGCCGCCATAAATTTGACCGCCCCGTTATTGTTGAATCCATTCAGCTTATTTTCCAGGTGTTCAATATACTCTAATATGCGTCGGTCCACATTGACCAGGTTTGGTCTGTCCATTTGGTACGGGTTTAGTTACATAGTTGTAGAAGTCATCAGCCATTTTATACACTTGACCGTTCTCGATTTGCATCATGTCGCACTTCTTAAGCGCAAGTTCTAAGCACCTAGCCGCAATATGAGGATCCTTATTTTGAACTGCCATTTTATCTTCTGCCGGCAAGATGAATCCGCCAATTTTCTGATCTATTATATCATTATAATTTATGTTGTCCATAGATTTTATTTAAAAACCGGGACGACAAAATTCACGCTCGTAAAAACGCTTCTTGCATGCCGCCCCGATCATTTACTTGGTTTTTCTTGAATTGTCTTTCTTTACAGATGTTTCACCTTCGGCCTCACCTGGTTTTTCTTCTGACTTCTCTGATTCCAGCTGTGCCTCCCTGTTCTCACGATCTTCATTAGCGACACGAGCCAACCGTTCATTCTCAGTCTCAACCGATGGATCAGCTTTATGTGGTTCGGTAGACCACTCCTGAAGGAACCGTTTGGTAGCAATAAAAGATACTTCTTTAATTCGATCCGGCTGATTAGGATATCCGGCTCGCTGCATTTCTTCAAAAAATACATGTGACATCATAGCCTGCATGTGTTCAAGTGCAGGACCGCCAGCACGAATGGCCTGTTTTACTTCAGAGAATTGATCCTGAGCGTTCATTGTAATAATTTTTGAGTATTTGAAAATAAAGTTACAATAGTTTTAGCACATAAAGCATGCCTATTCACCAGTAGATTTATCTGCCAATAGGTTCTGCCTGTTCCCATTATAAAAAAAAGTAGGGTTTATCCAGTAGGTAGGGGTTGCCCGCTTGCCGGTATATGCCCGAGCAATAACCTTTTCTTTTACCAGATCTAATATGCCATTGTAAATCGATCTATCGGTCTTATAATTTAATTCCTTAGCCAAAATGGTTGGCTCCAGGACAATGTTAGTCTGCTTGCACTTCAGGTTTTCTATAATATATGAAAATACATGGATGGCGGGGATAGATATCCGCCTCAAAAACGATACTTGGTTGGCATATAGTTTTACATATGGTTGAATATCCTGATACCCCGGGAACAAATGCTCTTTAGTGGTCACCACATTATAACCGGTAGCATCCGATATTAGCTGCCCGGTGGACGAATCCATTATAACGGCCCGTAGCCTTTTCCGCTTAGTTACCGGAATGACGACTTTATATATTTCATCCAAAAAAGGGTTCTCTTTATGGTATATTTCACTCATTCTTCATTGATTTTTTCTTTACTTCTTCCACTATTTTAGGGGAAAACACCACCCAGGGTATGCATCGCTCAGGAACCGTGATAGGTGTTGATTTGGATGATCCCATGCTCATTATCTGGCATTTCTTGGCCTTCAATTTCTTCCAAAAAAAGCGGCCAAAGTTGTAAATATTCACCTCATCCCCATTTAAAAGGCATTGTTTCAGCTCTTCAAATACCGCTTCCACAACAATATCTGAATCCTCCCGTGGCGTCTTAGCCCTTCTTGCCACTCTTTGCTTAAAGTCTGATCGCATCATATATTTATGTCTAATTTATCTATGCAAGCCCTCCAAATTGACATGAAATCATTATATGGAATATCTAGTATATACGACGTGCCGCATTTTAACCTGATACAAGTCGCATCAGGCTCTTCTATTCCAGGATACGCGGATGATATCTGGTCCATCAAAATAGAGCATGGCGTTATCAAGTCCTGTTCTTCCTCTTCATTGCTTCTGTAAATTCTAAATTCTTGTATCATCATATTTATATCTGCGTTTTAAATATCCCGGTCAAGATTAACCGGGACGCACATACACCATAATTGTTAAAAAATCCTATCAAAGCGTATGATAGGCATCTTCTTTATCGCTGTAGAACCATCCACAGAAAATGATCTATCAAATCTTTTTTTTTGATGGCATATCCAACCGATATGGTTTATCAGAATATTTCATAACAACCACCGGCTTGCCCATTTTAACCGTTCCATCCACTGAAACACCAAATTCAATACTCACTTCGTCCAATTCGCCTATCCCAGGGATATCAAATTTTAATCTTGTGCGCTTATTGAGGATATCTTCCGATGTTGTGCAGGACACCGGCGTACCATAGGTATCAAACAGTTTATCAAAACATGCACTGGCCGAAGCCTCTTTACACATGCTGTCATTAACGATAAAAATAGCCATAGTGTATAGTTTAGGTGATATAATTAAATGCCTAGTAGCTTGGATATCAGGCGCAAATCATTAATGCAGCGACATGATCCATAGTATAGTCTTTTATGACTATCATTAGTTGTCTCCTTAATATCGATCTCATTTAGATGATTAAAGACAATCATCCAATATTCAGAGGCCCTAGTTTTATTTGGGCCGATCGTTTTTTTAAATTCATTGTCCAAAAAACAACGTTCCCATCCTTCAGCCTCTATCTGCTCAGCGGTGAGGTAGGGAACGCGTATATTATAAATATTACCTTCAGTTGAATTTAAATAACATATATCTGATTTTGATATCACATGCTCATACCATCCACCAGGTAGAATATCTAGACCGGTTGGATAATACCTTTCACACTTCAACCCTACCCGAATATCTTCTTCCGCAGGCGTATAATACTTCATCTTCCTAATTTTAATCTATTTTAGATGATTCGTTATCCTTAGTTTCTGTTTCCCACTCAGCTATTGCCAACTCCAACTCTTGACGCCTGGATTCCTCGGTGGGCAATAATGGATTGTTTTCATTGATCCGACGCTCATAATAATTCAACTCCCTTACAACACATTGATATTGAAACTCATCTTTGATTTTCATTATTATATGTTTTTATCTTTTTGAGATGTTACATATAAATTCACAAGACCTAGTAGTGCCTCTTCCTTAGTATGGTGTTGTGAAATAAGGCTGCGGTCGTGTTCGCAGAAAGCAATCACATGATTATTATCTGTAACAAATGTTACAACAAAGTTTTCTGTTTCAACCAGTAATGCAGATCTATTTTCCTTTTCAGATTCTTTGTTTCTTTTCATTTCTTTAACCTCCTCTTGGGTAAAAATACTAGAGAGAACTATTTCTTCAGTAGGCAAACCTGATCGATCAACTACGTCTTCAGCAGCCCTCTTTTTATAGGCCTCTATCATTTCACCAGTCGTTTTATATGGATTATATGGTATAGCACGCTCTTCCGCCTGTTTTGCATATTGTGACTCTATAGACATCTGTTCAGTCGCATTCAGACGACCATAACTACTTATATTATCATCACTATAGCAATCATATTTTTTATCCCCAGCCCAAAGTGCGATGTGGACTGCCCCGAATCCATTCGGCCTTCCCATGATACAGATGTGGGTATCATAAACATCTTGACCGTCAATTGTAATATGATCGCCATTTTTAACGGCAGATTGTAATTGTTCGAATGTTAAAGCCATAGTGTTTTATTTACGATCTTTTTTACCCATATCATATCCCCAACAAAGCCCAGCCCATAAAATAACGGCGGTATATATAAAAAATATACCTAGCACGTCCCAAGAAATCATGCAAATCATATCAAATCTTTTTCAGCGTCAGTAATTTCACGGTAGCAGCGCTCAAAAGTCCCTTTAGGTGACCAATAAGTATAGCCATCTTCATATACTACTTTATACCCTTCTTCAGGAGTGCCGGATGGTATAGTAATATTTCTGAGATGGGTGCGACTGAACTCTAATAATCCCATCGGCTCAGCTTGAACTATTTTTACTCCAATGTATGCCTTCATTTTGTTTCTTCATTTTCGTTAAAAGATATGTCCAAAATAAAATCTATAATATGATCAGCTGCATCTCCGGCACATTGACGAATTTCCTCTTTGTTAAGAGGTCGCTTGTGAGCTTTCTGAATTTCGCGCCTCATCGACACAAAATGATCATAAATGGCGCATTCTATTTCATGTTGTAGTTCCTCTTTATTCATTATTTTAGTTTATTAAACCAATCCCAGCTAGTTGATCTGGTCAAATGCCAAGATTGACATGTTTTACAAAAGTATGAATTAAGAAATGCCCTTGCAGGAATAGCCCCACTGCATTTTATCCTATTGGCATTATATTCTGCCGATTGCCTTGATTTATATGATACTTTCTGGCACATATCAATTAATTGTCAAACCCAATTATTACTCGAACCTCATTCCCATTCTCCAGTTCGTGTATAGCGCTTTCTAAAGCTATATAATCACTAGACGGCAATTGGTTGCATGTGTCTAAGTATAATGTTATGGCCTTGTAAAATTCTGCACCCGTCAGCCAAGAATGTGAATGGAAATCACTATTTAATGTATATTTTTCATTGGGAGACCACGGATAAGATAATATTGGATGCCCCCTACTTATAGCCCTATCCATGGAGATAGTTCCAAATTCTTCCGACTCATCTATATCATTATAAAAGACCCTAAATGGCAGCCCTCCTGTTAAGTCATCTGGCAATCCTCTTTTCATGATAGCGCCCTCAGTTTTTGACCTAACTCTATCGACGAGGCATGAGAACATTTTATAATCACGATCCAATCTAAATTCGCCTCCGAAATCCAGCCACCTACTAGGTGGATTCCCATTTCTCCTGTATTGTACAAATAAATGTATATCGCAGCCCATGGTTCTATGATTCTAGTTAATTTTATACTTTTTACAAAAGATAATGTCAACTCCGGCAGTCGTAATAATAAATGCGTCTATCTTGATCTCATGAAGATAAAAATTAGAATGAACAAATTCTTCAAGTTCAATATAAACCCTACTCCAACTATCTTCGTTAATATAAAACACTATTTGATTTGCTCCCAATATGGAAGCGTCGATAGCTAGATGATCGATGAAATCCTTGTTCAAATTACTCATAACTGAGATAGGCGCGTTAAAACGTCAGTAGATGTATGGCCGTCGTAATCAGGATAAATGTCATACTCTTTGGAAAAATAACACATGTCCCAATATTTCATAGGCAGATGATAGGATATCTGTTTCTTTGAAGTCGGATCAGTATAACCAAGAATGAAGTATCCGACATACTCTGTTCCGTCATGATTCTTTTTAGCCTTTATCAATGAATTTGGATCTCCAGTTGTTTTATCGGTTATATACATCATTTCGCACAACTTCACCCATAATATGTAACGGTGAGCATAAAGCTCATCAAATGTGTGGTAGCCGTCGGATAGCTGACCAACCGGGTATGACCATGCTCTCGCCCGATCTATATTACGCTGTATGCTTTCTATGTACGATGTCTTATCTTGTTGATCTATATCATTTGTCATGCGATATGCTTTAATGACTTTTTATTAACGGTTACGAGGTCGTATATTGCCTCAATGGCAGCATCGGGGTCGTCCATATTAGCTATACACACCTCTTGAATGGCTGACATTGGAACGGACTCGTTGGTGAAGTAAAATCCCAGATCTATCGCCTGATTGTAAAATGTGCTGAGGTAATCGGATATTTGCTCTACCTCCGGATATCCGATTTCATACTTCACATCCGTACGGCCGGCCCTCAATAATGCTGGATCTAATAACTCTATGTGGTTAGTGGTCATGAAAGTAATAAGTCCCTCCTTGTAGAAAGCGCCATCCATACAGTTGAGCAGTGATGAGAAAGACACCTCAGAATCAACACTTTCCCTTTTCTTGAAAATACAGTCCACATCCTCTATAATTAGTATAGAATTTGGGCTGATTTCCTTAAAGGCCCTCTGCAGGTAAGAGTCATTTCGGATGGAGTTCATGTTCAGCGAATATACATTCCTTCCTAAGTGGCATGCTATCGAGAGTGATATGCTAGTCTTTCCTGTACCGGGAGGGCCATGCAGGCAGTATGTCCTCTTATATGGAATGCCCAGGTTAATATACCGATCCTTACTGGCGCAAAACTTCTCCACATCCGCCAGCATACCGTCCTTCAAGCTCGACGGCAGTATGATTTTATCTATTGGCTTCACCGAAATATTATCCGAGAACTCCCAAGTGCCATAGTCGGTATGGGTATATACCCGGATTGTATTTGCGCTCAGCTTAGAATATGCATCCTTTACGATATTATCTAACAGATTCAGGATCTCGTTTTTAGCCAGATAACCCCGAATGATGTATTCATAGGCAAACATGCTGCTGAAAGAGGTGGCGTGGTTAAGCACCTGCTCCTTCTTAGTAACAACAATTTTCTTCCCGTTATGGGAGATAATGAACATATTTGGAGCCTGTTTCAAAAATATTGGAGGCACCTTGATTGCTCGTTTATCTCCATCCGTAGGCGCACTTTGGGAAATATATGCCTGTACATCCCGGTATTGCTGCTGGTAATTAACGCACAGCCACTTCTCAAAAACATCAAACAGCTCATCATACTCATAGATATGCACTGTGAATACAAACCGAGAGACGATTTTGGCATTAATCAGCTTGAATAACTTCCCGGGAAAATCGCGGAGTGCATAACCCACAGAACCAACCAAGCCCATCAAAACGATGGACATGGCCGGTGATTTAAAAAATTCTGAGATAATAGACATAGGCTATAATTTGGCTTTACCTTCAACTCCACGCTGCTGACGATCATATGTTCTGGCCTGAAGCACATACAAGGCCTGCCAGAGATGATTAAGGGCATAATGGTTATGCTGACTTGCGAATTGCTTATCCAGAAATTCAATGCGATCAATCAGGATCAATAGCAGCTCCTCGTTTGTAGTGCCATCATTTACAGTTGTAATGTCTTCTGGGTAATCCGCCCATTTTGCCCTTTTCTCTATAAATTGAATCTCCTGACCCTTAAAACGATTCTCGAAGTTTGCTGCCACATACTTGTATCCAGGTGTTAATACTTTCATTATATTTTTATTTAATTGGTAAATAGTGTTTTTAATTTCGACTCAATAAAGATACAAAAATATTCCGATTTCACTGTACGATTTGTATAGTGACGAAAATTCTCATTGAACGAATCGTTCAAAAACAGGCCTCACAACTTATTGAAAACCAATTATTTAGAAAACGCCCTTAATTCTTATTGCAACAAGGTGATTTTTGTGAAACTGGCTAAATCGCCAATTCACAAATCCCCCTCGCCGCAATAATTCAGGATTGATCGAATCAAAACAGTACTTCAAAATCGCAGCCAGTGGCACCTAAAATCCCGCAGTGGCAATACAGTTAACTCCGAATGTCACAAAAACAAAAATAGGCCGTAAAAACGCCTTAAAATGCGAAAAACATAAGCGTAAGATATTAGAAATAAATTGAAGTCTGATTAACAGGCATGAATTGATTTCTGATAAAAATACAGTTATGTATATTGTAAAATCATAATAATATGCATTATGAAAGCACAACTATCTGAATGTCACGCAATTGTAATTATTCTGATGAGTAAGTAGTAGTACCCATGAATACAGCCTAAAAGTAGCCTATACACAGCCCCGGGACCACCACATATGCGCATAGGCGGTGTAATATTTGGTAGATGGTTATAGTCTGTGGGCTACCCGTAACGCGCTGGCGAATTGGACTGCCGGGGAAAGCAAAAACTTTGGACCGGGTGGGTCCGGAAAACTCAGATATTTGTTACAACTGATATTGATAAGTGTTCTAACTGGACAACTAGTCTTCCGGGAACTATTTTCGGCGTTTAGCTGATTGTTTCTGATTGTTGTTGCGACAAATATTGTTGAATGAGCTTGCCTTTTTAGGGCCTATTTAACATAATGAATGCGTTTACAGTGAGTTATATCGCACTACACCCTTGATCGATTTCATATAAGCGATTGTAGACGACATCCTAGTTGACTAAATCCGCAACAATAGTTGCCAATAACATCCATTATGTTAAGTCAAGTTAACTAAATGTTAAAATAAGCGCTTTCAATGACAGTTATATGACAAATAATATTGTTTACGTTGCATAATAAATGCGGGCAATTCGTCTTTTATGGCCTTCGGCAGATAGGATTTTAAAAAAAGAGAATCGAACTGAAATAAATTTCACTCTGTCTATCAGGTACTAAACAGTGTTCAGTAAATAAACAGAAATAGGTAAGCCCCTATAAAAATGGTTAAACCTTTAACTAATTCTGCCCCTCTCCATATGTTCTCATTGTAAAATTCAAACATTTATTGTTTTTATGATGTTGCTGTAGGTGTAAATTGAATAGTTGTTTTCCTTTACTGTATTGAGTTCTGTTTATCAGCTGGATATTTGTTGCTGTGCTGAGGTTGCGAAATTCAAATATTTTGTGGTTATTTTCTTTTGTTTTGCTGGCTTTATTGCTGGTTTATGATCGTTGATTTCTGACAAACTTATGACACAAATATTTTTGCGTAATTGAAAATAGTTGTATCTTTGAATTGTTGAAACGCTATATAAGTAACCTCTAAAAAATATAATCCTTATGACCATCGAACAAATTTCCCAAGTTGTGCATGAAATTCAGAAAGCCTTTTGTGAATCAGTTGGTGACCACAGTTTGCCCGCATGGGATGATGCACCAGCGATGCAGGCCTCAACTATTGAGGGTGTTCTGTATCTGCTTGATAATCCTTCCGCTACCTTTGGCTCTTGCCATGAAGAGTGGTGTAATAGCAAAATTGCTGATGGCTGGGTCTATGGACATGATAAGGATTGGAATGCTAAAACTCACCCTTGCCTCATTCCTTTCTCCGAACTATCGCTGATAGATCAGCAAAAGGATGTATTATTCGTCCAGACTGTTCGCTCCTTGGAAAAATTCATTTCTTAATTCCTTCAATCATTCGTTATGAAATTCAACAATATCGCCTCTATAATTGTCTCTGTTTTGTTTGCCTCTGCTGTTTTATGCATGGTTATTGGCGGACACAACAAGCGCATTATTGCTACTGAGCAAACCAATTGGGGCTATAACATTACATATGTTGATGGCAAGGACACCTGCAACCTGTACAACGCCTCATATGCCGAATATGAGTATTTGTCTCGCACCGGCAGTATCAGATAATCCTTTCATTTTTAAATTAAACCAATGAAAACACGTATTATCTTCTTAAAGTACGCTATCACCCTCGAGCGCCAAGGTGCTGTTATTGTCTATGCAAAGAACAAGAAACAGGCTGTTGAACGGTTTATTGAGCATGGGTATAACGTTACGGCTAAAGACGTTTACTTGTACTAACACACGGCTAATGTCTTTTTGGCACTGCGTGCGGCAAGGATTAAAAAAACATTAAAACATTTCAATATGAAATCAATTAAAGAACAACTCAAAGTGCCTTCTGCGGCATTACAGGCCATGGTTGATGGCTTACGCAAACAGTCAAAGCGCAAGGATTTTGTTATAAACATGAGCACATATGGTGAATCAAGGGGTGAAATATGTTTTGGATGTGCTGCGACATGCGCTGTTCAACAGATATCAGGGATAAATCTTACTGTGGAGGATATTGACGTGGCTAATCAGTCACTTAAATTAGGGTATGATTTTGATCATTTATCTGCGTTTGAAATGTCTATAAATGCGGCAAGATTAGGTGATATGTATCTTTTATTCTTATTTTTTGATTTGGTGTGGCAATATGATTTTGATTATGACGAGAGATTTTTTCTTAAAACTGAAAACTGGGAAGAGCAACTACCAGCAGTCGAAGCCCTCATCGCTGAGTTAAAAGAAAAAGGCCTGTAAAACATTAAATGAATTATCATGTCCTCTCCGGTTAAACATACATGTCCTGCTATAGACTTGGTGATTAATAAAATAAAATCAGCACGGGCAATAGCGAAAGATGGACGGAGAACACATCACGAATCTGCCCATTTATTCTCTGAAATATTTGATGACTTATACGGCCTAGAAAACATTATGGAAGAATTACGGGCCGCTAACTCTTCATTAAGAGAATGGGGCCACGCACTTGAAAAAGATTTAGAACAATTAGAAAACGATCAAACACACACATCATGAAACGTATATTTTCAATTCTGGCACTCGTTTCCTGTCTCGCATTTCCTGCCTCTGCTCAGACTATCCTCCGGGACGCACAAGGCAACTATCAATCCGTAAGGGCTAAAAAGGATACGTCCCTTACTCCAGAAATATTTATTGATGCTAACGGCAACCGGCATCTTGTATATTTTACGGATCCAAAAGGGAACAAATGGCCAGTCTACAAAACTTCCACCGGTCGCATTTACGCATTACGGACTTCAAAAAATGGCAAGCAGTATAAGCAATATCTTAATAAGCCAGTTCTTACACAGGTTAACTGATGAGGCTTGAATAGCCGAAACCCCATCAAGGGGTCTTAACTAATAAACCCCTGCTGACGGATAAGCAGCAAAAACACCGTATAAGCTATGATTAGCAAAAAACAAGTATTAGCAGATAATTCAGATTACAAAACACTTATTAACGCTGTAATTAACCGCGTGGGGCTTGACTCTGTACAAGACATTAACAACCACGGGATAGACGGAGGCTTTTCTGGCTTTATATACTATTCTGATACGCATGCATTTGCAATGCGCTACAGGAAGTTAATCGTAAGACTACTAGAAGAGCAAGCAAATGACATGGGTGTGGAAGTCGTTGAGATGGTTTCAGGGTTCGGGGTATTCCGTCATTCAAAAATGGATGACGATGATAGAAAAGACCTTTACAAATATTTAGGCGGTGGTAAACCTGAGCAAGGAACAATTACAAATCTCATGGCCTGGTTTGCAGCGGAAGAGGTTTGCAGAATGTTTGAGCGTGATTAAACAAATGACATACATTAACAAAAATTACTATTATGACTCACTTTAAAGACATAGTCATTGGATGGCTAAAAAATGGAGCTATAAGAGATGAAATAGCGGATATATACCTCATATGTAGCGGCCTTTTGATTGTTGATGAAAAAAAATTAATAGATGATTGTATAGGGTGTTACAATCAAACCGATAGTGGTCTTAGTCTCATAAAATTAATAAAAGATCGTACAGGATGGAGCTTGAGACAGAGTAAAGACTTTTATGATGACAAGGTCCTACCTCTGCTAAAGTAAAGTAATTAATCCGTGGACTTGTTAAAAATAAAACGTTATGAAAAAAGACATCACAAAATCAATCATTGCGTCCGGAACGGTGTCCTTTATATCGCTGCTCCGTTCGTATCATACCTTTCCATTCGTACGTCTAGTTTCAGATGCCAGCAATTCGGTTGCGGATGACCAGTGCGTATATTACCCGGAATGGGTTATTCCCGTAAGTGAAATGAGCATATACGGTGAAGAGGTATCTTTTTGGCACATTATCGTTAATTAAAAGCGTAAGACATGAATAACACAATACAGGAAGGTAGTCTGGTTGAATGTCTTAATAATAAAGGCTGCTGGCAATTCACACATGACAGATCACTTCATAATTATGGTCCAGGCTATAAAGAAATTTCAACTGTGGACGGGGTCAAAAAAGAAGATGGTAAAAAATGGATTAGCCTGCTTGAATATCCGGACATACACCCGCTAGATAATGATCGACATTGGTATGATTCGGACTGGTTCCGTGAAATTCAGCCCCCAATGTCTATTTCAGAATCACTTTTTAATCAATCAACTAAAAACATACCAGATGATCAAAAAAACTTTTGATTTACGAAAAGCAATGTCCGGGCACCCGGTAATATCAGGAATTGACATCGGATATTACAAATTATCTACTAATCAGTGTGAGATGGGAGATGGATTTAGGCATCTTTTCATCATGAAAGATGTTGAAGGTGAGGAATTTGACGGAGAGCATGAATATTTTATTATCGCGAATGATCACGGGGAATTCATGTGGATATATGGTGATGATAAGGGCCAATTAGCGTTGGTCGATGAAATTGATATAACCGAATATTGGATTGCAACATGCCGGTTTAAGGGGAATTACGAATGCACTCCCTCCCCTCTGTTTGCCTCTAATCCACAGCCTTCAGAAGACAAAGCCATTCAAAACCTAAAGGATCTATACTGTGGAAAGTATATAGACCACTCAACAATTCAAACACATAAAATCACGCGTAATGAGTAATTTAAAACCATTTGATTTGAACCGTGCATTAGCCGGTGATCCTGTAGTAAATGGATCGGGAAAAAAAATTAAAAAGATAGTCTATGTACCTGAAGTGGACGACCCATATTATAAATTATTTGTGGTCTTGGAAGATGGCGACTTCTACCATACATCAGATACTGGTCAGTATTCTACAGGTTCGTCGCGGAGGGACTTATACATGGCCACTAAGAAGGCAAAATACTATTTTGCTTCTTGGCCGTCCCTAAATATGCGGGGAACCACGTGCATGTATGCTGACAAGGCTTATCTCCAAAGCCTCGGGTTTGTTCCTGATTCGGCTATCTACCACGAGATTGAGATTGAGGAATAAGATAATGTAATATTTCACCTGATTTTTTAATCGTCTCCATTACTATTCGGAATGGGGCGCGTTTTTTCACGTCAAATTTATATTGATTAATACTTAATAAACCAAAAAATATTATGAAGAAAGCATTCAGTCAGCAATATATATATGATAATTGTGGATGCTATTCCGGTAGTAAAATCACTCTTTTGATCAACAAGAATGCTAAGGATATATTCCCAATAGACGATATTCTTACAGCCAATATTCCACTAAAGGACAAATATTGGTTTGTGTGCCATAAAACAGGATTGGCAAAGGAAATCAATCAAAAAATAGCTATCGACCTGGCAGAAATGGTGTTGCCGATCTTCGAGAAGCGCAGACCAAACGATCTCCGCCCCCGTGAGGCAATAGAAGCGGCTAAGCAATTCATAGCAGGGCACATTTCGCTTGATACATTGATTGAAAAACGCCGTGCTGATGCTGATGCTGCTGCTGCTGCTGATGCTGCTGCTGCTGCTGCTGCTGCTGCTGCTGCTGATGCTGCTTATGCTGCTGCTG